TAACAGATGTAGATTTGACTAACCTTGCAAATGGTCAAGTATTAAAATATAATTCTACAACTGAAAAATGGGAAAACGCAAATGAAAGTGGCGGTGGTTCAAGCGTGACCCCAAACCCGCAAGGAACTGCAACAGATACATTATCTACTATTGAAATAGATGGAGCAATTTATGACATTGAAGGTTCTGGTGGTGGAAGCGCTTCCGCTATGAAACTTACTCAGGCTGAGTATGACGCATTGACTACTGAAGAAAAAGAGAATGGAACGATATATTTTGTAGAAAAATCAGGTAACGTATCTCAATTAATACCAAGGGTGTCAGCAACAGATAGCCATATTACATCATCCGGACATTCTAGATATGGAGGAACAGACTGGGGTGCTTTTGACGGAATCTCTGCGTCTGTAACAAATGTAAATAATGCATGGGTCGCGCTTGAAAACGATGCAACACCTTGGATTCAATATCATTTTGACAAACCATATTATTTAACAAAAATACAAATGATAGTATATCAGCATTATAATAAAAATAACGCTGCAAAAACAGTAAATATGGATATATTAGGTTCTAATGATGGAAATACATGGACTAATATAGCAGCAGATGGGGCATCACAATCTGTAGCATTTGAATATCAAACAAAAAGTACAATAGAAATAAAACTTAACTTTTCGTCATATGAATATATAAGAGTACAAGGAACTGAAGTTTTTAATATTGCTTATGATTTTTCTTGTGATTTTGATGAAATATATGTATATGGTTCTGAAGAACCTATCATAATTAAAGAGCATAATATTTATTATATGAATAATAAATATACTAATAATTCACAAAGTGGAGGTTCAAGTGCTGAAGAAATAACCTTAAGTGATTATAATGAACTTACTTCAGCACAAAAGAATGATGGTACAATTAGGTTTATACCTGAAAGTTCTGTTGGAGCAACAACTCCAATAAATATGTCAAATCCTACTAACATTTCTGAAAGTTCTAATATAGTTATCACACCTTCAGAAAAATCAGTAGAAATGACTTGGAACACTTCTACATCAAGCGGAATTGGTGCAACATTTTATTACAGTCGAATAGATGTAACAGATTATGATTATCTTGTTTATGATTTAGTAACTGGAGATTCTTATGATTCTTTACATCCTGGTAGTGAAAACCCTATTAGAGATTTAGGAATTGGATTATGTAGTTCAATGCCTTCAACTTGGGCATATGCACCAAATGTAAATTGGACAATATGGAATAGATATGAAGTTACTGATACTAATAGAGATCTTGGAACTCAAACTTTAGACGTATCAGAATTAAGCGGTGAGTATTATTTAGTTATTGCTTATGTTGCTTGGGAAGCTACTATAAGTAATCTTAAATATGCTACAAGTGGCGGCAACGAATCGCAAATTAAGTATATGGACAAGACATATGGTATTAGTTCAGGTGGCGAAGGCGGAGGATCTGGTAGTGGAGTAAATATTGTTAAATTAGCCGAAACCAATACAACAGGTTTTTCAGTTGGTAATGTTACATTAAGTGACAGCATTACTAATTATGATATTTTAATTTTTTGCACAAATTATTCATCGCAAGCAGCAGGTTTTCAAACAGCTGCATATTTTACTGATGATATAATAAATAGATATACAACTGATTTTTATGTAGTATATAATGGTGCTGGTTATTGTGATATGCAATATGTTGATGATACTACGTTGGCTGTATTAAGAACTAATGGTGCTTATGTACATAAAATATATGGAGTAAAGTTAGATTCTGGTGGTGGATCATCTTCTCATACCTATTCAACAACAGAACAAGTAGTAGGTAAGTGGATTGATGGTTCTGATGTATATGAAAAAACAATAGTGTTAAGAGAAAATGGTACAAATAATTTTTCATATGCCAATGATATTTTCGCACAAGCACTTCCAGCGGGTATTGGTTGGATTGACATAACGACACTTTATGCTAAAAGGAATAATAGTGGTTATGTTGATTGTATGAATAATCAACAAGAGATAATACTTGTTCCAAATCCAACTACTCAAGAGGTATATTTCCATAGTGCACATTCGCATACAGATGTCATAATTGCAATTCGATACACTAAGGTTACATCATAAAAAAAATTTTTTGGTCGAAGATTTTTAAATTATATATTTAATTTTTTATATATAAATACGAGGGAGGTTTATTCTTATGAATAATCAATATATGAACCCAATGATGGGTTATAACAACTATATGTCGAATCAAGGGTTTAATAATAAACCCGTATATGATTCACCAATGATTGATGGTAATTATAATATAATATGGGTAAATGGTGAAATAGGCGCTAAAGCTTATCCATTATTTAAACCAAATTCATTTGTAATTCTTATGGATAATGAAGAGGATAATGTTTTTTATATTAAAATGACAGATGCTCAAGGAAGAGTTTCTCTTTCAAGAAATAAATATTATCCTGAAGAAGAACAAACAAATACATCAGTAGATTTATCTCAGTATGTTAAAAAAGATGAATTAAGAGATTTATTAATGTCAATAATACCACAATCTCAAGAGGAGGGAACGAACAATGAACAGGTTATACCAACAACAACTCAACCAATTATCAAGAAGACAGTTTCAATCGCCCCAAGCAACAAATAATATAGGGGATTTATATAGACAATTTAAACTATCAAAAGATAAAAATGGCTTCATATTAAATTTAATGCAAAACAATCCAAAATTTAAAGAAGCAATAGACTTAGTTCAGCAAAATGGAGGGAATGCCGAACAAGTTTTTTATCAACTTGCTCAACAAAAAGGCATAAACCCAGATTCCATATTAAATCCATTGAGATAAAACCATAAAGGTTTTATTATATAAAAAATATTTTATTTTAGGAGGGAAACAAAAATGGATAATGGTACAGGTTTATCAGCATCTGATGTAGCATTACTGAATGATGGAGGCTTTAATGGAAATGGCTCATTCATTTGGTTATTTGCTATCCTCGCTCTTATGGGCGGAGGTTTTAACTGGGGTGGAAATAATAGAGGCCTTGGTTATGAAAATTATGCAACTTCAAATGAAGTTCAGAGAGGGTTCGATAATCAGAACCTTCAGGCACAGACTCGTGACATCTTAGCAGCAGTTAATGCGGGAACCGCTCAAAGCGTAGCCGCAACAAACCAAACATTCCACGATACTGTTTCAGTTCTTGGAGACAAATATAATGAACTTGAAAGAGATATTGCAGAGGTTCGTGTTGGTCAGGCTCAAGCCATAGCAAACCAGAATGAATGCTGCTGCAATACAAAGCTGCTCATTTCTGAGACTGCTGCCGCAACTAACGCAAACATTGCGCAAGCTAAGTATGAAAACGCAATGGCTCTCGCAGGTCTTGAGCAAAGACTTACATCTAAGATGGATCAAAATGAAATTCAGTCACTTAGGGATCAGGTTGGCGCACTTCAGTTAGCTCAGGCTACTGCTGGTGTTGTTAGATACCCAATGAGTTCAGTTTACTCAAGTGGTTGCAATCCATTCTGTGGATGCTGCGGAGGAATGGCTTAAATTATCTGAGCGTATTTAGTACGCCTTAATTTAAAAGTGGGGTGTACTTTAGTAATCTAAAGTATACCCCATTTATTTTTTTATTAGGAGGGAATAAAAATGTTAGAGGCTTATAGCACAAATATTACGGTAGCAGATAATACTGCAATACCGTTTAATAATGTAAATATATCAAAGGGATGTACCGCTGTAGTTGCGGGTCCCGCAACAATTCAATTAAATAAATGTGGAGTATATATGGTTAGTTGCGATGCTTCTTTAGCACCAACCGCAGCAGGCGAGATTGGAATCCAATTAAGTAAAAATGGAATTTTACAACCTCAAGCGCAATCTGTTTCAACAGGAACCGTAGATTCATATGACGCACTGTCATTTACCACTCTTGTACAAGTTGCAGAAAATAATACTTGTAGTTGCTGCACAAGTCCAACAACTATTCAAGTAATTAACTCAATAGAAAGTAATTATGCTATTGCTAATATTACTGTAACTAAAATTTGTTAATTATTTTATGGCTTTACAATTTTGCTTTTTATAAGTTAATTGTAAAGCCATTTTTTTAATAAAAAATAATCAGGAGGGTAAAATGTATGACCGTTGAAGAAATCTTTTCTAAAATTGTAGCTCATATGTTAAAAGGTTTTATGGTGCATGAACAATTTGCTAATTATTATGATTTTCTTGGTTTAGATGGATATAGACAATGTCATGAATATCATTATGAAGAAGAAAGTAAAAATTATAGAGAAATATATCATTACTATGTAACTACTTATAATAAGCTTCTTCCAAATTTAAAATTTGAAAATCCTAATGTTGTACCATCAAACTGGCTTAATTACACTAGACAAGATGTAGATACAAAGACTAAACGCATTGCTATACAAGATGGATTAAATAAGTGGGTTGAATGGGAAAAGGATACCAAACATTTATATCAAACTATGTATCAAGAGCTAATGAATATCGGTGAGGTTGGCGCAGCTTGCAAAATCATGGAACTTATCTGTGATGTTTCGGAAGAGCTAAAGACCGCAGAGCAATATCAATTAAATAAAATAGCTACAAATTATGATATTGTAGATATTATAGAAGAACAAAAAATACTCCATAAAAAATATAAATAGGAGGATTAAAAAATGTATTCTATTTTAATTAAATTAAGTAATTCTACTGCTGATAGATGGAAATATCTTACAAATGCAGATGGAACAGTTTATGTAGAAAATGACCTTGAGAATGTAAAAACTAAAATAGTAGAGCTTTTACAGACTAACTTATTAAGTTCTTTAAAAGTTGTAAAGAACTGTATTATAACAGATTCTATTTTAATAGAAGAGGTAGAGGCAGAATAATGATGCGGGAGTTGCTAAAAATTATGCAACTCCCGCATTTTTATTTTATAAGGACAACAATCTTTAATAAAATATCTTATTTTTTCATATTATTTATATAATATAATTTTAAGAAAAGGAGGCTTGACAATGGCAAATAATTGGAATATAAATACTGATGATTATGATTTATATACTTCAGGTGATTCAACTGAAGCATTACCAGGTTCTCCTACTGTTGATGAACAAGGTAATTTACATTATGAAGATTACTTTTTTCCAATGTCTACTGTGCAAAAGTCAATGATGGATCAAGATCCAAACAACACTGGACCGACCAATGATTTTTGGACAGACTACCCTATTTCTATTGATATAAATGGATATATCTTTTATAATGGCGAAAATACAGGTATCAATGTGCGCGGTCCCGCAGGTATCTCAGCTATTGCTTGGGATGATTTAACAGAAGAACAAAAGGCTAGTCTAAAAGGACAGGATGGACGAGATGGCGTAAATGGTATTAATGGACAAGATGGAAAAGATGGTATAAATGGTTTAAGTGCATATGAAGTTTGGCTTGATGAAAATGGATGGCTAGATAATCCTGATGCCCATCCAGTATCAGATTTTTATCAATATATAGCAAATTTAGCTAATGGTATTATTAAACAAGGAGCTGGTAATGGTTCTATTTTAATGAATTATAAAGGTAATAATAATATTGCGAACGGGGCGGGCGCTACTGCTTCAGGATATTATACTCAAGCTAATGGAAATAATTCATTCAGTTCAGGATATAAAACAATAGCAAATTATGCAAATCAATTTGTTGTCGGTAAGAATAATACTGCTGTAGATAAACCTTTTATTATAGGTAATGGACAAACAGATTTAGATAAATCTAATGCTTTCTCTGTTGATTGGTCTGGTAATGTGATAGCAGATGGAGAAATTAGTGATGGAAATGGTAATATATTATCAAACAAAATAGATAAAGTTGTAGGAAAACAATTATCGACTTATGATTTTAATGATACTTACAAAAATTTTATTGATAATTATACTGTTGATACAGAATTAATACCTCAATCATTAAATCCTGTAACTAATAAAGCTATTTATGAAGCAATAGAACAAGTAAGTGTTCAAAGCGGTAAACCGGTTCAAAATTTAGCTAATACTAATCAAGACTTATCATTACTTTATGCTGCGCGAACCACTGATGGCACGCTTGATGAGGCTAAATATGATGCGTCACTAACCTGGAATCCCGCATTACAATCTATCAAAAAAGGTATTACATCAACATATTCAAATATAATAGGTTTTGGTGATAATCTTGTGGCTTCTGAAAATAACCAAGTTATATTAGGAAAATATAATGAAGCTAAAGCAAATGATTTTCTTGAAATTGGTTATGGAAATGCGCAAAATAGAAGTAATATATTAGAATTATCTAAAACAGGTAACTTAACTATTTCAGGTGATATTACAAATGGTAATGGTGAAACATTATCTGGTAAACAAAATATATTAACATATGATGCAGAGCCAACTGTTAATAGTCTAAATATAGTTAGATCAGGTGATTTATATACATATTTTGTAGATAATGTTTTTGATAAACAAAATGGATACGAAAGACAAATTGCATCTTTACAATCTACAGTTGCTTCACTCCAAACAAGAATTACTACTCTTGAAACGATTATTGCAGCATATGGTAATCCACATGAAATAACTGATGATACATATACAAGTAACGTATATATTATTGGAATTGATAAAGATGAATTTTATATAAAACTTAAAGGTTCAGAGGAATCTGAAGAAGAGATAGAAGGAGATACAACAGATGCCAACAACAATGAATAGTACACTCCCAAATGAATGGAAATCTACTATTACTTATTATGAGGGCGATTTAGTAACTTATGCAAATATCATTTATAAAGCAGTATCAACATCAACTGATAAGAATCCGGGATTAGATATTAATAGGACTTATTGGTTAGCTTTAGATATTTACAAAAAAGAAAATACTATAATGCCTCATGGAGATTATAGTGGAGACGAAAATTTTTGGGATAGAGATAATATATATATAGATGATGCTGGCTGGGTATATGTTAATAATGAAAATACTGGTATTAATGTACGAGGTAAAAGCGCGGTTGAGGTGTCTTTCGAAGCATTAACCCCAGCTCAAAAAGAAGAATTGCGAGGCCCTCAGGGTATACAAGGTCCTGTTGGTCCTCAGGGTATACAAGGCCCTCAAGGACCGATGGGAGAAGTTACACTCTCAGATGAGCAGGTCGCCGCATTAAAAGGAGATCCAGGTAAATCAGCATATGAATCTTGGTTAGACCAAGGCTATACAGGTGATGAAACTGACTTCGTAGCTTGGCTAAGAAGTGGTATAATAGCTATTGACAAGAATCTTGATCCAGATTCAACTAATGCAGTTCAAAATAAAGCTGTATATAAAGCAATAGCTGATTATCAATTAAAAACAACTGAAATACTGAGTCAATTTCAAAATAGAATAAAAGATTTAGAAAATAGATTACAGTATGAAACTAATAATAAAACTCATTTCTTTAAATTTGGTGTTACAACAGAAGGTAAGTATGGATATATTCCAACTGATAGTGAAGCCATAATTCCTTTTGATAATACTGATGCGGAAGTGCTATCAACAATGTTTACTTCTACTGGCAGCGGAGTTAGTCAATTTGAATTTGCTTCAAATAATTTATATGCTGCGCCGACTCTTGCTACCGTGCCGCCTATTAGCGCAACTTCTTTTGAAAATGATGCGTCTAATGATACTGGCGAAGATGATTCAGTATTATATGGATCTAATGTAGTAGTTCAAGATTTTGAAGATGGTTATAATGCTATTTATCATATTTATAAAAATAATAAATTTGTTAATTATAGTTTAAATTATCATTTATATAATATGAATGAAAATACTTTAACATCTAATAATACTGAAGCGGTTGAAGGTATTTGGTTTGATATTAATAGTATTGGATTAGAAGCAAATGAAATTTATTTTAGAGTTGAGCCAGTTGTTGCGGGAAGCACAATTAATTATGAAATAGGAGTATTTTCAAACGAAAATGCTTCATTACCTTCATTAATAAATGGAACTTATAGAGAAACTTATGAACAAGGCAGTTTAAATTCGAGTACTTTAGTTCATTATAACATAACACAAACTCAAGGAGTTTATTTTGCTTCAACTTCTAAGAGTTCATATAAAATAACAGAAATATATTTAAAGTAAAGGAGGTTGAACGCAAAATGGATTTTTATAGACAAAGTGCATATACTTATCTAACAGATGATGATGTTAATATTTTTAGAAATCATCTGTCTGAATTTGGTTTCGTTAATCTTGATGGAACAGATCTTTCAACAGTGTCAACTAATGATAAATTTAGATGGCGATATGATACAAGTGGAGAAACTTTTTTTCAAGATAGACTTATAACTGCCTATAATCGAAATGCTACTATCACTTTTTATCAAATTGAAGCATATTATGATATGATAGGAGGTAATGTAGATAATTCTATCTTCCCATATAGATCTTTTATTTTTATACCTTTAAAGAATCATAATTTTATACTTCAATTATATTTAACCAGTAATTTAATTATAACGCCTCCCTTCTTAACTTGTAAAAGTTCTCAATCAATATTACCTTACGACACTTTCCGTAACACAACAAAAGGAAGTAGTATTACAAGTTTTTATGTTCCTAATTATAATAATTTTGGTTATATAAGAAATATTTTTATGAGATCAGATTCTAATATTACTCTTCCTGATATTTCTTGGTTTGGTTGTCATATTGGTGCGAAATATTTTTCTAACAGCTATAATCCTACATCTCCTGCTACAACAGGTATTTTTAATTATGTGAATTTAATTAATCATTATCCACAACAACATCCTATTCAAAACGAAAGAATTTACAATAATGTAAATCAAGGGGTTTGTACATTGGCGCGAGTACCTTATGAAAATACTTTTCTTGATGGACTTTATTTATGTACAACATATCCTGAAGATGAAATCGAAGGTAAATTCTTTAGCTTTAATGGTAGAAACTTTTTAGGCATATATGAAAATCTTGTAGTAGAATTACCTGAGAATTAAGGAGGTGAAGATATGAGTAAAATAGAAAAGAATATTTTTCAAACATATAATGATTTAAAAACATATCTTACTTCTAAAGGTTTTATATATTCAAATAATGATATTGAAATGCGTTGGGGTAATTCATCTACCCAATGTTATTGGAGCATTGATGCTAGTGGAGTAATGAATTTCACAAGATCTGATGGGACGGGAACCGCCTTCCGCAACAATTTAACAGATTGGTCTAAATGGTGCGGATGTATTTTTATTCCATTATTAAACAATGGGTGCGCGCTTTATTTAACACCCCTTCCTATTGGTTCTTCTGTTGATGATTTAACAGTATGTAGTACAAATAATTATCATATTGAAATAGTAGAAGAGCAAGAAACAATAGTAGAAGATGACAATCTATTAGAAAATGGTCTTGTAATCTGCACCCCGCCAGAACAAGATAATTATTGGAGATATACATGGAAAGATAAAGATTTAACAACAACAGATCTATATAAGTGGGCGGTTGATAATACACATGGATATGTTTCAAGTGGAAAAGAAATTCCTTTAGCTCAAATGATTCCAGCTAATAATGCAGTAACATTAACTAAAGCTTTTTTACAATATGGACGTTGGAGTGATAATATATATGTACAAGTTCTTGGTGACGTCAAACCGCCAAGCACAATATACAAAATAAATGGTCAAAAATATATTAATTTCTGTAGTACAGAAGGATATAGGTGTCCAGTCTTTAAATTACCAGCTGAAGAAGTAAGTCCTAATCCAAGTACCTCAACAGAAGGATACTCTAATCTTAAAACATATAAGATTGGTGACTATTGTATTTATAATGATTTATTATATAAATGTATTGTTGCGGTTACTACTCCTCAAAGTTTTGATGATAATAAATGGGTTGTTACAACAGTACATAATGAAGCAATGTAATGATGTGCGGAAGTTGCAAGATTTTAAGCAACTTCCGCATTTTTTTGTTTGTATTTTTTAAAATTTTTTGTTATAATTTATTTAGAAATAAAAATGAAAGGAATAAAGATTATGAAACTTATAAATGATGATAGAACAGTAATTTTTGATACTAAAGAAGAATTTTATAAAAATTTTAATGTTTTTTATTTAACTTTATGGGGACATCCTTGTATATTTAATTTTGCTAAAAATGATAGTTTAAGTTTTACTCTTAAAGATGGTTACGCAGTACAGGATGGTTTAAATTTTACTCCTGATACAAAATGTAGATAAATAATATAGAACTTAAATATAAAGAAGAAATTAATTGTAGAACAAAAAGAGAAGGTGATAAAATGACAAGAGAAGAAGCAAAAGAAATTATGTGCAAAGCTACTTTTTATTGGGAATTAGGCGACGAACAAACATTAACACAAGAACAAATAGGTGAAGCTCTTAAAATGACAATTGAAGCATTATCATCAGTCACACCTAAATTTACGGGTGCTGAGATACAGAAGATGCAAGAAATGGAACAGGCACAATTAGACAAGGCATATGAGTTAGGAAAAGCAGAAATGCAGACAGCAGTGCTTGATACTATATCTGAATTAAATGCTATATCTTTCTATGAAGCACAAGAAGATAGTAAAGAATGTTATTATGAGATAAGAGATGCAATTAAGCAGCTGCCACCCGCCGCATTATATCCAAAAATAGGACATTGGATAAAAGTAGATAATGAGGAACCAATTGCTTATGATTGTTCAGAATGTACTGCAATGGTTAGTCGTAAATATAGGTATTGTCCTAATTGTGGCGCGAAGATGGTTGAGCCACAGGGAAGGAGCGATAAGTGCAGTAAATGTGAATATTACATCAATCCCGATTATACAAGATGCAAAGAATGTGGTGTAGAAAGTGAGGATAAGGAATGAAAGTAGTAATTGATATACCAGATAATAAATACCACGCGATACTTAATCACGCAGAAGAAATATTAGACGAATTTAGTCTTATAGAACCAAGATATTTATATTCGGCAGTAATTAAGGGTACACCAAAAGCATTAGAGCAGAAAGCTGCTATTAACGAGATAAGAGAAAGAATTAGTCTTGAAAAATTGGGGTATCCACCGAGTGCAGAGTATTACAAAGCAATTGTCAAGGTATTACGGATTATCGACGAGTACAAGGCAGAAAGTGAGGGTAAGGAATGACTATGGCAGATATAGAGTTAGTAATCAAGATACCGGAAGAAGAGTATAGATGGATAAAAACATCTGATAAAACAGTTTTTGCAGATGTAGCAAGTAAAGAATGTATGTTACACGCTATTAAGAATGGCACGCCATTGCCAAAAGGACATGGAGATTTAATTGATAAAGACAGACTATTAGATGAATTGGAAAAGGCGGTTAAATCTGTTGATGATACTAACAAACATCTTCTATTTTGGGATAGAGCCGTTGCACACGTTCATCTATCAAAGCCAATCATAGAAGCAGATAAGGAGGAATAAAAAAGTAAACGAAAATGTAGTTTGATAGGAGAATAAATATGAATGTAAATAATTTATCATGGGAACAAATTAAGGAACTTGCAGAGATAGCTATAAAAGCTGGGAGTGATTTTTCATTGACGTTGTGCGCAGACGGAGATTGTAGTTTAGATATTTCAAAGCATAATTATTTCATAACGCCAACTACAACACCAGTTGCTACATGGGAGAGTGACTACATACGACCATCCTAAATAAAAGTATGATTTGAAAGGAGAAAAAGATGAATGATTTTACTTTAATTGAAACTGAAAAGTTTAATGAACTCGTTGAAAAAGTTATTAAATTTGATATGGGATTAACAAATACTTCTGTTATGTATAAAGAAGATTTGATAGAATATAATGAAAGATTAGCAAATTTTTATAAAGATTATGTCACTGTACCTATCGAGCTGCCGCAAAAAGTCAGTGATAAAGTAGAACAGTATTTTTCAAAAGGAGAAGTAAAATGAATATAATATTAACAATATTATGGGGAATATCTTTTATAGGCTGGTGTTTTTTTGAAGGCAAGGTTTTGCGGTATATAAGTAAAATAGATACCTCTGAGAAAGAAGATAATAAAAGTTTTAAAAATCAAATGTTAGCATTTTTATGCTTATTTTTAATGAATTTATTTTTAATTATAAAAATTATTATATAAAGTAAGTTTTACTTACTTTATTTTTTTAAAAATTTTTATTATAATATATATAGAAAATAAAAAGAAGGTGATAAATTATGGCAAAATTAAACGAAAAGACTGAAAATACTAAAAAAATAATTCATCTTATGATTACAAATGTGTGTAATAGAAAATGTCCTGATTGTTGTAATAATCAGTATGATATAAACGCAATACAAAGAATTACTGACCAAGAATTGCGGGAAGCAGAAATGATCTTCTTAACAGGTGGAGAACCTTTTGCTTATGCAGACCCTTGCGGGCTTGCAAAACAGATTAAAGAAAATTACCCAAACATTAAAAAAGTTTTTGTTTATAGTAATGCTATTGAATTAGCAGATTATCTTATGGTTCATCATATTAATAGCATAGATGGAATAACTATTTCTATTAAAAATAGACGAGATAAGCAAGCTTTTGAAAATATTATAGCTAAGAATAAAGAAGTGTTAAATCTTGAAAGTAACTGGCTTTATGTATTTAAAGGTTTTGAAGATACAAAAGCACCAAGTAGCTTTGTTAAAAAGTCAAGAGTATGGCAGAAAAATTTTATCCCTGCAACAGATAGTATATTTAGAAGATTATAGAGAGGTAATTATAAATGCTTAACAAAAATAATATAAGAGAATTAGCATATTTAATTTATGTAGATGCAATAGAGCCAATAGAAGGTAAAGATAGAGTAGAAGCGGCAGTGGTGAACGGATGGCGCACGATGGTAAAGAAAGGTCAGTTTAAACCTGGCGATATAGGAATATATATCGAGGTTGACGCAAAAACACCCGAGACCACGCCATTTGAGTTTCTTGAGAAGTATCATTATAAGATTAAAACACAGAAGTTTAAGACATTCTACTCTCAGGGATTACTTATGCATCCTGACGACTTCGGGTGGCCTTATGCTGCGGATAATAGCGGCGTATATGTAAATGGTAAGTTTTGTGCGGTAGATGACGAGTCTCGTTTTCTTACAAAACAGCTTGGTATCACTTATGCAACAGAAGAGGATAATAAGCGCAAGGCGCCTTCCGCAGATAAATATAAGAAAATGGCTCAGCGCCATCCTGACTTATTTAAGAAGAAACCAATTAGATGGCTTATGAAACGTAATTGGGGTAAAAAGCTTCTTTTCCTTTTCTTTGGCAAGGCTAAAGATAAGAAGAGTTGGCCTCAGTGGGTAGTAAAAACAGACGAGGAACGTGCGCAGAATATGCCTTGGTTATTTACCGACCCAGACTGGCATAATGAAAACTGGATAGCAACTGAGAAGATTGATGGGACAAGCTCTACTTATACCTTAAAGAGAGGTAAGATGTTCCATAAGGATGAATTTTATATATGTTCAAGAAATGTATGTTTTGATACTCCTGAAAAAATAGATAGATGCTACTATGAAACTAATGTATATATTGAAATGAATGAAAAATATAAGATTAAAAATATTCTTGAATCAATACTTTATAATAATGAAAAACTTGATTTTGTAACTATCCAAGGCGAGACTTATGGTGATGGAATACAGAAACGTACTTACTCAGTACCTCAAGGTGAACATAATTTTATGGCTTTTAATCTTATATATGGATATAAAGATGGTACAAGACATAGATTCAATCCAATAGAAATGACAGAAATATTGTTCAACATATACAAATTACCATGTGTTCCTATTGTATATATTAATTTTAAACTGCCAGAAAATTGTGATGAACTTATAAAAGAAGCTGATGGATCTTCTTTTCTTGATGACAATCCAAGAGAAGGACTTGTATTTAGAGACTGGGATGGTGAGAGATCATTCAAAGCAGTGTCAAATAGCTTTTTAATAAAATATCATCAATAATATTTTGTCACGATTATTATACAATAATCGTGACAATTTTTTAACTTTATTTTTTTAAAAAATTATTATATAATATATATAGAAATAAAAATGTAAAAAGGATGTGGTAGTCTAATGAAAATGACAACAAGTGAATTTTATTGTACGAAGTGTGGTAAAAAAGGTATTCCAATCCAAAGAAATGCTGGACAGGAGCGGGAGCCAGGTCATCTAAAGAAACTTTATTGTATCTATTGTGGTGAAGCCATTAATATGGTTGAAGTTAGATCATTTGGTGGGAAATATACATTAAGAGATTTTAGAGATGAATTTGAGCTTGGTAATTTTGATGAAGGCGGCAACCGCAAACTCCCACTCGGTGATTTCAAGAAATTTAGAAATGAATTGATTCAGAAAGGAGAATATCATTATGAAAAAGCTATTGACTGAAATTTTATTTATTATAGCTATTGGATCAGGAGTATGTAGTTTAATTGATACTATAATAGATTTTATTGATTTTACAAAAGAGGATTAATTATGAATAGATTAATTATTATGTGTGGATTACCTGGCTGCGGTAAAAGTACATATGCAAAAAAATTAATGGAAGAAAATGATTGTGAATATGTTTCAAGAGATGAAATAAGATATGAAACTGTTACTGACCAAGCACATTATTTTGACCATGAATCAGATGTGTATAAAGAATTTTGCAATAGAATAGATAAATATCTTCTTGCAGAAAAAACCGTTATTGCGGATGCTACTCATATATCCGCTGCATCAAGGAAAAAACTATTAAAAAATTTACAGGTTATACCTGATGAAGTATGGGTTATATGGATGGATACACCATTTGAGGTATGTATGAAAAGAAATAGTGAACGCGAAGGTATAACAAGAGTTCCAGATAAAACAATGTATCAAATGAAAAGTAACTTCAGACCTCCTGCAACTTTTGAAGGATTTAATAAAGTGATTAGAGTAAGATGAATGTAGCTATAATTGGCGGGAGCGCGCAACATTTAGCGCTTGTTGATAATGAATTAATGAATTTAATAGAAGAAAGTGGAATTTACTTATTTAATGTAATAGGTGGATTTATTTATGATTATGATAATAATGATAAACCTCTAAGTCATTTATGGGCTGAATATAGAGGTTTACCATATTATCCTTGTAAATATAAAGATATAGATGAACTAATGGATAAAATGACTCAAAAAGCAGATTATATTGTTTTTATAAATGATGGGAGTCAAATAATTAAAAGATTTATAATGAAATTTAAAATGAGTGGAAAACATGGGAGTGTAATAAATATATGATAAAAGATTTTATAAATAGTATTTTTCATAAAAACAATATAGCTCGTTGTCCAAAATGTGGTTCTCACAATACAAGAATTGTATTTTCAGCTGATAATACTAATTGTGATATAATATGTAATAATTGTGGGAAAACTTTTACAATAAAAAATAGGCGGTGATAATATGAATAAAATATGGTTTACATCAGATCTCCATTGGTGCCATAATAAACCTTTCCTTTATGAACCACGAGGATTTGATTCAATATATGAAATGAATGAACAAATAATTAAAAATATCAATGAAGTAGTAGATTGGACAGATACTCTTTATATTCTTGGAGATTGTTTTCTTAATAATAATGAAGAAGGAATGTCTTATATGAAGCGGTTGCCAGGTGAAAAACATATTATCTGGGGTAATCACGACACAGACACCCGCAAAGAGTTAATGATAAATGAAGGTTTTATATGTCATGGACACGCAGATATGATAAAAATTAATGGGTATCACTTTTATTTAAGTCATTATCCAACTATTACTTCAAATTATGATGATGACAAACCGTTAAATAGGAGGGTGATAAGTTTGTGCGGTCATTCTCACACTAATAATAGGTTTCAAGACATGGATAAAGGATTGATCTACCATGTAGAACTTGACGCCCACAATAATTACCCTGTTGATGTAGAAACTATTATAAAAGATATAAAAGCTTATGAAAGGGTTTCACGCTAATGAAAATGAAAGTTATTAAAGAGTATGAAGAAGGTAATACAACTTGTGTATTCTTACAGACTAGACTTGGTATTTTTAAAGGAGTAGCTAAGTTTAATGCAACATTAGACCCCCTCCCGCCATCTAAAGTAACTGGTCATAGAATAGCAGAGCTTCGTGCATACAAAGCATATTTTAAAGAAGAGGCGAAGTTAAAAAAAGCAGAAATAAAAGGTTTGAAAAGACTTATTTCTGCATTACCTTCTAATAAAGATGGCTTTAAATATGCTGAAAGATTAATTAATGCAATAGAAAAGGAACTTAGAGAATACGAAGATAATATTCTTGAATGCGATAAGTTAATAAGAAACTGCATTGAATCAAGAAATATTTATATTAAATCAAGAACAACAAATAAAGCAGAAAGAAATAAAAAGTTAAAAGAGCTTGGAGATGCAATCGCAGCTTTAAAAACTGTTACGCAGGACAAAAATAATTAATTTTTTAAATAAAAATTTCATATATAATATATCAAAATAGATGGGAGCGAATTTAATGATTTTTTATGATACTTGCAGTCTATTGAATGGATATAAAGAAATCTTTAAAAATATTCATTCAGATCCTTTTATAATTAGTAATATTACATTAGGAGAGATTGAAAATATTAAAACATCTAAGTATAAAGATGATGAAATTAAATTTAAAGCTAAAAAGCTTAGCCAGTTACTAAGTTTCTATTTTGGTGCTTATACGATAATAAACTATGAAAAGGATTGGGATGAGAGTTATTTAAAACCCAATCCTATTTTATTAGATAATAATGATACGCGTATCATTATTAGTGCTTTTGTTTATAGTATTAAGCATCCAGATACAATTTTTGCAACAGATGATATTAATTGTAATAATATTGCAAAAAGCTTAGGTTTAACTACAAAAAATTTAATAACAAAAGATGACTATAATTATACTGGTTATGAAGTTAAATATTGTACAACTGATAATGAATTAGCTCAAGTTTATGATAGAATTTATTCTAATGATGATTTTGGATTATTAAATAATCAATATTTAATAATTAAACAAAATGACAAAATTATAGATAGCTATGTATTTAGAAATAATAAATTTCAACAAATACATTTTTGTACAATGAAATCAAAAATGTTTGGAGAAGTAAAACCTCTTGATGCATTCCAAAAGATAGCAATAGATAGCTTAAGAAATAATAAAATGACTATGTTGCGCGGAGCTGCAGGTACAGGTAAGTCATATCTTGGTTTAGGATATTTATTTGAGTGTCTTGACGAGGGGAAGATTGATAAAATAGTAATTTTTTGTAATACTGTAGCTACTGCAGGGTCAGCTAAGCTTGGGTTAAAATAAAGGGTAAGGCTCAAGTAAAACCATGTGAACTGCTGGAACATCCTTAGAGCTTTTTAGACTACAACATAGGTATGAAATAAAACCAAGTGTGAATGTTTGAAAATTAAAAAGATTGGACAATCAGCAGCCAAGCCTCGAATAGAGGAAGGTTCATCGACTATCGAAAGCACATAATAAAATTATGGAAGTTAGTAGAGTAGGATTTATAAAATCCGAAGCGCATGGGATTTAAGCTGAAAAATTTTGGACAAAATAAGAAAAGTTTCCTTTTATATTTTTCAAATATATTATCAAAAAAGAAAGGAAATTTTTATTATGGAACAAGAAATCATACAAAAATATATAAATGGAACTTCCATTAGTAAATTGTTGGAAGAATATCCTTTTATGAACCGAAGAAAAATTACCAAATTATTAACAGATAATAACATCACCATTAGAGGTGGTAGAAAAAAGAAAACTTTATCTCAAGATCAAATAGAAGAAGCAAAACGAATGATTGAAGAGGGGGCGTTCTTAAAAGAACTTGCTGAACATTTTAATCTTGATACAGGAACAATGAAATTAAGATTAACAGAACTTGGACTTGAAGTAAAAAACACTAATAGAATTAATAGAAGAATAAAGAGTGATTATTTCTCAAATATTGATTCTCCTATTAAAGCTTATTGGCTAGGTTTTTTATTTACTGATGGTTCAGTAGATCACTATAAGACAACCGGAAGAATAAGGTTGCAATTACAGCAAAGAGATAAAGAAATCTTAGAGAAATTTAAAGAGGATTTAGGAATTGATAGTAAAATAATTTACGACATAAGACCAAATAGCATATGCTGTTCTGTTGAATTTGTGGATGAACAAATTTTTAATGATTTAGAAAAATATAGCATAATTCCACAAAAAACTTATAAAGTAGATAGAATACCTTATCAAAAAATTCCTCAAAAATTTTTACCTGCCTTTGCTTTAGGTTTATTTGATGGAGATGGTAATTTTTATTGTAGTGATGATTATAGCACTGATGTAACTTTTGGTTTTACAGCATACCATGAATCAGAAGTGCAAGATTTTAGAGATTTAATTAATAAAATTGTTGATCTTAACAGCGATAATAAGCCTTTTTATACTTCTGCATGGCATATTAACTGGAGAGGAAGATCACAAGTTTTAAAAATTTTAGATACATTGTATGAAAATTGTCCAAGATTTTTAGCAAGAAAACATGAAAAATATCTTGCATTAAAAAATAGCTTAAATTAAGATATAGTCAGTTTTATAATGAAAATTATAAAGGATAAACGATTACCCAGGTTCCCGCATAGAAAAATTATTAGACAGCCAAATAGGTAACTTCCTTGTGTCAAAGCTTGGCGATCGCGCGCAAGTAGAAAGAATGATTTCAGAAGGTACTTTAATATTATTACCAATGTCTGATATAAGAGGTTTTGATACTTCTGGACTTAACGCAGGAGTATACATTACAGAAGCGCAGAATCTTAATGTAGAATTAATGAAACTTGCTTTGCAACGTATAGGAGATGATTCTATATGTATTTTAGACGGAGACTCTGAAACTCAGGTAGATTTAAATATATATGCAGGTGCAAATAATGGTATGAGAAGAGTCTCTGAAGTATTTAAAGGTCAAGATTTTTATGGAGAAGTAACTTTACCAATATGTCATCGGTCAAAGATAGCTTCTCTTGCAGAAAAAATGTAAGGAGGATAAAACATGGATGCTTTATTATTTATTGGAAATTATTGGTATTTAATTATAATTGCTATTGCAATTATATCAGTAGTTTCTATTAAACTTTATGTATGGTTTAAAAAGCCTACAAATGAACAAATGAAAAAGGTTCAAGAATGGCTTGTATGGGCGGTTGCGAAAGCAGAAGAAAAGCTTGGCTCTGAAACAGGTCAATTAAAATTAAGATATGTATATGATATGTTCATTTCTAAATTTCCAGGTGTTTCAATATTTATTACTTTTGATACTTTTAAAAATATGGTAGATAAAGCCCTTGATGAATTTAATGAAATGATTAAAAACAATGAAAGACTTCAAACCTTGTTTGGTCCAGTAAAGGAGGAAGAAGAATAATGGCTTATACAAATAGTTCTTTAGTTAGTTATACTAAATTATCTCCAAATCACTCTGGACAAAGAACACATTCAATAGATCGTATAACTCCTCATTGTGTAGTTGGACAATGTTCTGTTGAAACATTAGGAAACATCTTTATGCCAACAAGCAAAGATGCTTCTTGTAATTATGGTATTGGATCTGATGGTAGAGTTTTATTATGCGTAGAAGAAAAAAATCGTTCATGGTGTTCTTCTTCAAACGCTAATGATCAAAGAGCTGTCACAATAGAATGTGCATCAGACTCTTATCATCCATATGCTTTTAAAGATTGCGTTTATCAAACACTTATTAAACTTTGTGCAGATATATGTAAAAGAAATGGTAAAACCAAAATATTATGGTTTGGAGATAAAGATAAAACATTAAATTATGCACCAGCTTCAAATGAAATGGTGCTTACTGTTCATCGTTGGTTTGCAAACAAGGCTTGCCCTGGAGATTGGTTATACAATAGAATGGGCGATTTAGCAAAACAAGTTAATACTTTATTAAGCGGAGGTTCACAACCAACTCCTAACGCACCAGGATTATACCCAGGACCTTTCCCAGTCACAGTTTTAAAGAGTGGAAGTAATGGTTCTCAAGTAGTAGATTTACAAAATTTCTTAAATTGGTATGGCAGTTATGGATTAGATGTTGATGGTATTTTTGGAATAGCAACAGAAAAAGCTGTTAAAGATTTTCAAACAAATATGAAAATTGAAGTTGACGGTATCTTTGGAGCAGAATCTTTAGCAAAAGCAAAAACCGCAAAAAAGAAGAGTACAGTTACTCCAGCCCCTTCAAATACATACAGCGGAAATCTTCCAACTATTGAGTTAAGTCAAGGAGATTATAATTCTCAAGTTGCAGATTTACAAAAATTCCTCAATTGGTATGGTAATTATGGATTAGATGTAGATTCAAGTTTTGGTCCAGCTACAGATAAAGCTGTAAGAGATTTTCAACGGAATGAAGGAATTAAAGTCGATGGTATATTTGGGGCGGGAAGCCGCGCAGCCGCAAAGAAAGCTACTAAGAAATCTTCGTCTACAACTAAAAAATACACAGGAACTATTCCTACTTCAATTTTAAAAAGAGGAAATACAGGAACTCAAGTAAAATACTTACAACAATTTTTAAATTGGTATAGTAATTATAAACTTGATGTTGATGGTATTTTTGGAGTAGCAACAGAAAATGCTTTAAAGAATTTTCAAAAGATAGAAAATATAGAAGTAGATGGTATATACGGTGCGGAAAGTAGAAAAACCGCTCAAAAGTATAAATAAGGAGGGATAACAAAATGAATAATAAAAATATTTCATTATTTGATGATGATGAAGAAGATATAACTTTTAATAAAACTGAAGAAACTTCTTTTAAACCTTATAAAATAAAAGTTAATACAGATTTATTAAGAGTCAGAAAAGAGCCTGGTTTATTTAGTGATAAGATTGGACTTATCCATAGAAATGAAATATATACTATAGAAGCAGTTCAAGACACTGGTAGTGATAATTGGGGAAAGCTACAAGGACAAGATGGATGGATTAGCTTATCATTTACTGAAAAATGTTAATATTTTAGGAGATTTACTTTTAAGTAAATCTCCTATTTTTTTGTCTACTTGACTTTATATAAAATTTTTAATATAATTAAAAAAAAGAAATAAAAATGGAGAAAATATAATATGGACTTTTATACTGATGGAAGTACGAGATGTAATCCTGGCCCAGGTGGATTCGGAGTTATATCTTTAGATGATAATTTTATTTTATATTTACATACAGAAGATTGTAATAATACTACAAACAATAGAGAAGAATTAAAAGCTATACTTCATGTTTTAAAAAATTTCTACTGTGCTGATTTTAGCATTAATATATTTTCTGATTCTGCCTATTGTGTAAATATGATAAATAATTGGATATGGAATTGGGCTAATAATGAATGGAAGAATAGTAAGGGGCGGGAAGTAGAGAATATAGATTTAGTAAAAGAAATATATCATTATTTACAATTAGCAAAAAATATAACTATTGTTAAAGTTAATGGACATAATGGAATATTAGGTAATGAACTGGCTGACGCTCTTGCAACAGGAAACAAGACTAAATTTTTAACTTTATGTCGAAAAAATAAAATTGAAGATTTTTAATTTTGCAATTACGAGAGAAGCTTATTTGCTTCTCTTTTGACTTTTTTGAAAAAATATGATAAAATATTCGTAGAAATAAAAAATTAAGGAGAAAATAAATGGCAAATAATAAATTATATACTAAAGATAGTATTGAATCACTCTCTCCATTACAATTCACTCGACTTAGGCCAGGGGTATATGCAGGTGACTGTACTTATTCAACACAGCTTTTAATTGAAATAGTATCTAATTCAGTTGATGAATTCCGCCTTGGACATGGTGACCGCATTGAAGTTAATATTAATAAAGATATTATATCTGTACGAGATTATGGTCAGGGTTTTCTTGTAAATGAAAAAAGAGACGATGGCACAACAATTCTTGAAGCCGCTTTTAGTGTATTAAATACTTCAGGTAAATATAGAGAAGATGGAACTTATGAAGGAACTTCATTAGGCTCTTTTGGTATTGGTAGTAAAATAACAACTTTCTTATCTCATTGGCTTGACGTTATTACATATAGAGATGGTAAAGCTGAGAAAATATCTTTTAAAGAGGGTATTTTTGATAAAAGAGAAGTTAGCGATGCAAGTAAGAATTTATCTGGTACATTCGTTGAATGGCAGCCATCTGAAGAATTTTTTACTCATACAGAAGTAGAAATAAATAAAATTAAGTCATTATTTAAGACAATATCTTGTTTATGTCCTGGTTTAACAATAGAATTAAATGATAATGGAACAACAACAAATTTTTATTCAGAACATGGACTTAATGATTTAGTAGATGATGCAGTTAAAGATAATGAAATTATTAAAAATAGATTTCATATGCAGTTTGTTGAAGGAAAGTATAAGATGGATATGGTATTAACTTATACTTCTAATTATTCATCTACTATTGTTCCTTATGTAAATACAGGCTTGACAGATTCTGGTCCACATATAACACAGCTTAAAACTCTTATTACAAGAGAGTTTAATAAGTTCTTTAGAGATAAGAAGTGGTTAAAAGATAAAGATGAAAACTTAACAGGTGACGATATTCAAGAGGGAATGTATATTGTATTTAATATGACAGCTCCTAATGTTGGATATGATGCTCAGGTTAAGTCACGTGTAACCAAGATTGAAACTGCAATATTTACTCAGGCTCTTGGAGAAAATTTAAGAGTTTGGTTAGAAACGAATGAAAAAGAAATAAAAACAATAGCAGATAAAGCTATAAATGCAAAGAAGGCGCGGGAAGCTGCTAAGAAAGCTAGAGAAACTGCTCGTGGTCTTAATAAAAAGAAAGAAAAGGCATTAAAGTTTGATAGTAAACTTGCAGATTGTTATAGTAAAGATAGAAAGAAATGTGAAATATATATAACAGAGGGAGATAGTGCCTCTGGTAATTTAAAGATGGCTCGTAATAATGAGTATCAAGCCGTGATGCCTGTAAGAGGTAAGATATTAAATACTCAGAAAGCAACTCTTGAAAAGATAAAGAAAAATGCTGAAATTATGACAATGATTGAAGCGTTTGGATTAAAAGCTGATCCAAAGACAATGAAACTTACTTATGATGAAGATGATTTAAGATATGGTAAAATTATTATTATGAGCGATGCGGATGTTGATGGAGCGCATATCAAAAACTTGTTTTATACTTTTATATGGAATTTCTGTCCACGGCTTATAGAAGAAGGTTATGTGTATGCGGGAGTTCCGCCACTTTATAAGATTACAGAGGGTAAAGATAAATATATTTATTTAAAAAATGATGAGGCTCTTGAAGAATATCGTAAGACACATCAGGGAAAGAAGTATCAGGTTGGGCGAATGAAAGGTCTTGGTGAGATGAACGTCGAAGAGACAGAAGAAACACTCACAAGCCCAGATAATAGAATTATAAAACAAATTACTGTAAATGATATTAAAGCTACTGATCTTTTGTTCGATCAATTAATGGGAACTGGAGTTGTAGCTAGAAAAGAATATATTAAGAAACATAGTGAGGAGGCTACTTATAATGCAGAATGATGTATTAAAAGAATTAGGTACTAATTTTATAGAATATGCAGTAGCTGTCAACACTGACAGGTCGATTCCTGATGCAAAATCAGGATTGAAACCTGTTGCAAGACGAATACTTTATGGAGCATATTCAACAGGCAGAACATCCAATAAAGCTCATGTTAAGGCTGCGCGTATTGTCGGTGATGTTATGGGTAGTCTTCATCCGCATGGTGATAGTTCAATATATGGCGCACTTGTAAGATTATCTCAAGATTGGGTTATGCGTTATCCATTGATTGATTTTCATGGAAACAACGGTAATATAACAGGTGATGGACCTGCGCATATGCGTTACACTGAAGCCCGCCTTGCTAAGATTTCAGAAGATGGATTATTAAACGGACTAAAGAAGAATAATGTAGATTTTATACCTACTTATGACGAATCAGATGAAGAGCCAGTTACTCTTCCAGCTATCTTTCCAAATCTTCTTTGTAATCCAAATGAAGGTATTGGTGTTGCTATGGCTTGTAAGTGGGCGCCGCATAATTTAAGAGAGGTTGCGGAGGCTGTTGACCAATATCTCCGAGGAGAAGAACCTATGCTTCCAGGACCAGACTTCCCAACTGGTGGCATGGTTATTAATAAAAATGATATTCCTAATATAATGAGAACTGGTAAAGGTTCAGTTAAAATTAGAGGAAGATATAAAATTGAAAAGAATAATATAGTATTCTATGAAATCCCTTATGGTCAGACAATAGAAGGTTTAATTGCTGAAATTGGTAAAGCCTGTGAAGAAGGTAAAATTGACGGTGTTGATGATGTAAGAGATGAAACAAATAAAAAAGGTATTAGAATTGTAATAGAATGTAAAAAAGGTTCTAATCCGGATGCAATAGCAAATAAGATATATGTTCACACAAATATGCAGACTTCATTTTCTTATAATATGGTTGGTCTTGTTGGAAAAACACCGACTGAATTAAATCTTAAAGATTGTATTAAGATTTATGTAGACCATAATATAGAGTGTATTAAACGTGAAGCAAAATTTGATAGAGACAAGGCGCTTGCACGACTTGAAGTAGTTGAAGGATTACTTATAGCTTTAGCAGATATTGATAATATTATCTCTATGATTAAGAAGTCTGAAAGTGCGGCTGCCGCAAAAGAAGCTCTCATAAAGAAATATGGATTTACAGATAATCAAGTAACAGCTATTCTTAATATGAAACTTTCTTCTCTTGCTAAATTGGAAGGTGTAAAACTTGAAAATGAAAAAGAAGATTTAAAGAAAAATATAGAAAGACTTGAATATCTTATTATAGATGAGCTAACACAAATAAAAGAACTTCATAGTAGACTTAATGAAATTGTTAGAAAGTATGGTGATGAGCGCAGGACACAGCTCGCGCAAATTGAAGTACCAAAAGAAGAAAAAGAAATAGAGCTAGTTGAACCTGAGGACGTAGTAGTTATATGTACTCAGTCCGGAGACATCAAAAGAGTTCCAAAAACTTCCTTTAAAGTTCAACGCAGAAATGGTAAGGGTGTTAAAACACAAGATGATGCAATATTATCATCTATATCAACTAATACTATTGATACATTACTTATCTTTACATCAGAAGGTAGAATGTTTAGAATGTTGGTTGATAATGTACCTGCGGGAACCAATGCATCTAAAGGTACTAATTTAGCAACTTTACTTAAATTAAATATGGGAGAAAAGATTTTATATGTAACTTCTCAGTTTAGAAAGACAGACGCTAAATATGTTGTATTCTTTACAAAGAATGGTTTAATAAAGAAAACTAAATTAGATGAATTTAAAAGTACAAAGAAAACAACCGGTATTCAGGCTATCAAGTTTAAAGAAGGCGATTCTCTTGCAAATGTAACTTTATTAGATGAAGAAAATGTAATTGTACTTACTAAAAACGGTATGGCAATTAAATTTGAAACTAAAGATATTGCTCCTATTGGAAGAGTTGCTGCGGGTGTTAAAGCTATTAAATTAAAGGAAGGTGACGAAATTCTTGTGGGGTTACCTATCTCTCAACGACAAAATAATGATGTTGGCATTTTTACCACATCTGGACTGGGTAAACGAGTTAAGATCTCAGACATACCATTACAAAACAGAGGAGGAGTCGGAGTCATTATCTCTGAGTCAAAAATATCTGGCGGAGCCTTGGTCGACGACAGCGATAGCTTGCTTATCATCGGAAGACCAAACTCCATCTGTATAGAGGCCAAGGATATAAGCGTCATGGGACGCACCGCCGCAGGTGTTCAGGTAGTGAATGGTAGTAAAATTGAAAGAGTAATAAAGTTATGACAACAAAAATTATTCACAATTTAAAAATAGAAAGTGTAATTCATGATTCTGTTACAGATGAAAGATTTCCGGTTTTAGCAGTTTTTCCTAATGTAGAAATAACATATGATGAGACCAAAATAACTGAAGATCAAATACCTGTAATTGTCTATGATCAAATAAAAACGGTTCTTGATAAAAAAGCAGTTCTTGATAAAGATAATGTTCTTATAAAATTTTTAATAGAGGATGTTGAATAAGCATCCTCTTTTTGCATTTTATTAAAAATTTTGATATAATTATTATAGAAAAATAAATGAGGTAATAAATATGAATGAAATATTAGATGAACTTTATACTCTATATAAACAAAAAGTTGAAGAAGCTACTAGTATATGGAAGTCTGAATGTTGTTGTATTAGTGAGGATGAAGATAGAGATAAAGAAGATAAAGAAGAATTAGAATATTTTAAATCTTTATTAGAAAGATTGAGGTGATATAAATGATTGAAAGACATTTTGAAGAAACAGATCAATATACTATGCCAACAAGTATTGAAAGACGTATGGGATGGTATGATAATAGAATATCTCATAATTTAATGAGAGAATTTTATGCTTTATCAATAGAAGAAGTTTTAGTTAAATATAAAATTAATAATATTTGTGATATACCATATGGAAATGGGTACAAAGAAGCAGTTGAAAGATGGGAAGAAAAAATAAGGAATTATACAAATATCAAAAGAAGAAAGAAAGGATGGTATAAGGTTTATTAATGGATTATTTAATGAATTGTCTTAGTAGTAAAGATTATCATGCAGCTGTAAAATGGCTTAATAAAAGAACAAAAGAATATGATGAAGGACATCCAACTGTCTCTGATAAAGAATGGGATGATATGTATTTTGAAGTGCAAAAATATGAACATCTTTTTGACGATATTGATCCTGACTCTCCTCTTCAGAAAATTGATTATCAGGTGGTAAATGAATTAAAGAAAGTTAAGCATAATCATCCAATGCTTTCTCTTAATAAAACAAAAGAAATAGAAGAAGTTGAAAATTTTGTTAGAGGGAAAAGTTATATTGTTATGAGTAAGATGGATGGTCTTACTTGTAGTTTATATTATGAAGGCGGGAAGCTGGTTCGCGCAGAAACTCGTGGTAATGGTATCGAAGGAGAAGATATAACTCATAATGCTTTTGTAATTCCTTCTATTCCAAAGAGAATTGATGAAAAAGATAATATAGTCGTTGATGGTGAAATAATTTGCACTTATTCAGACTTTGAAAAATGGAAAGATGAATATAAAAATCCAAGAAATTTTGCTTCAGGTAGTATTAGATTACTTGATTCAAAAGAATGTCGTGCAAGAGATTTAACTTTTGTTGCATGGGATTTAATAGATATTGATGGAATATTTAAACTTGTAAAATCATTAAGTTTAAAATTAAATTTTCTTCGAGCATTAAATTTTGAAATAGTTCCTTGGATTTATGGAGAAAATGAAATTGAAAAAGAAATAAATGTAATTAAACATAGAAGTGAAGGGTATTATCCTATTGATGGAGTTGTATTTAAGTATGATAATATAGATGAATATGAGGCGGCAGGTAGAACAGACCATCATTTTAAGGGCGGGCTTGCATATAAATTTTATGATGAAACATACGAAACTAAATTAAAATGGATTGAGTGGTCTATGGGTAGAACTGGTGTATTAACTCCAGTTGCAATATTTGAACCTATTGAAATAGATGGAACAGTAGAAAGAGCAAGTTTACATAATTATAGTGTAATGCGCGAAACGCTTGGAGATTGTGCTTATATTGGAGAACCTTTAAAAGTATTTAAAGCGAACATGATTATACCTCAGATCGCAGAAGCTGGTCCTAAATTTACATGGGACGAAGTTGTAAAACATAATGGGGCGTCCGCAAATGATAACCCAGAGTTTTGTCCAATATGTCAAGCGGCAACCGCAATACAGACTTCCGCAGATGGAGTTGAAAATCTTATATGTACGAATCCGCAGTGTGAAGGTAAACTTATAAATAGACTTGACCATTTCTGTGGAAAGAAAGGTCTTGATATTAAAGGACTTTCAGAAAAAACTCTTGAGAAACTTATAGATTGGGAATGGGTTAATAATATAACAGATATTCCTAAATTAAAAGAACATCGTTTAGAATGGATTGATAAACCAGGTTTTGGTCAAGCATCAGTAGATAAAATACTTAAAGCTATTGATGATAGACTTGCGGAAGCACCTCTTTCCGCATTTATATCTGGATTAGGAATACCTTTAGTTGGCTCCCGCGTATCAAAACAAATATGTGAAAAAGTAGAAACTTGGAAAGATTTTAAAGAATTAATAGATACAAATTTTGATTTTACAAAATGGAATGGATTTGGATATGAAATGAATAAAGCTTTACATGATTTTGACTATTCTGAAGCCGATGCCATCGTAGAATACATTACTTTTAAAATTGAAGTGCCTTTGGACAATTCTGTTAAATTAGATAATAAGATTTTTGTAATAACTGGAAAACTTCAAAATTTTAAAAATAGAGATGAATTAATTAAAGTTATTGAAGCAGCAGGTGGAAAAGTAAGTAGTTCAGTAACTTCAAAAACAAGTTATCTTGTAAATAATGATATAACCAGCACTTCTGCAAAAAACAAAAGAGCTAAAGAATTAAATATTCCTATTATAACAGAAGAACAATTAATGGAGATTATAAATAATGTTTAAAACAGTTTATTGGAATAATAATATAAACGATTGCCCCATTAATAAACGTATTCATTTTTTGTTAAAGTATAATAATAAATTATATACCTGCATAGGTACTTTAACGACTAATTTATATAGAGGAAGTATTATTAGAGGAGAATGCATTGAAGGAGATCCAATAATATTTTATGAAGGTGATATAATAGGATGGGGAGATTATTTATATGGACAAAAATAAACAAGATTTTATTATAAGAAAAGCTGATCATATATGGAAAGTTGAATCTGATACTTCTTTATCAGAAAAAGAAAAAATGTCATTAATCAATACCTATATTCAAAATTGTAATTATGTAGATTTACTTTTGATTGATGAATATATAACTGAGCATTATATTAAGCACAGTTGAAAAATATAAAAATTTTTTATATAATATATATATAAAATAAAGGTGTTAAAAATAATACACTTTATAATAAAAAAATTTAAAAGTACAAGGAGAAAAAACAAATGAAAGAGAACACAAAGATCGTATTCAATTATATTAAGGAGCATGAATCAGAGAATATTACAGCACCTGATATTGCTGAAGCAACTGGACTTCCTATTAAGTCAGTTAATGGTATTATAACAGCTGCTCTGTGCAGAGCTGGTAAGGATTATGCAGTTAGAGTACCGGGTTCTATCGAAGTAACAGATGAGAATGGTAATGTAATGCCAAAGGCAGTTAAGTTTATTCAGCTTACAGACAAGGGACGTGAGTCTACAGTAGAGTCCATTGAGGCAGAAGAGCTTGCTATAGCACAGGCTAAGATCGCAGCAAAGAATGCTCAGTAATTATTACTGTTTGAAAATAAAAGAGTAGGCAATTTTAAGTCTACTCTTTTATTTTAACTAAAAGGAGTTTGCATGATTATAGGATTATTAATTTTTATTATTATGATTCTATTACTATTTTGTATTTCTTTAACAATTAAGAATAATCATAAAATAGAAGTAGATAAAAAAGCAATAGAAGAAAATAATAAATTAAAAATAATGCAAGCTGAATTAGAAAATAATGTAAAACAATTAAATATAGATAATAATAGATTAAAATATGAAAACAATGAATTAGATGATATAATACATAAAAAAAGAAATAATCTAAATGATATAATAGAACAAAATAAAGAAATTTCAGATCTTGCATTTCAAGAATATGTAAAAAATTTAGATAATAAATATAATCAAATCGAAGAAGAATTTGATTATAAAATAGATACGTTGCGGGAACAGCTGTCTGAAACTACCATGGAACTTGATAAAATGAAACAGACACGGGCCGCCGCACATGAAGCTCTTTTAAAAGAGCAAGAAGTAAAAGAAAATAAAGATAATTATAGATTGTTACCTTCTGATTCTGATTTAGCAGACGCCCGCAGACTTGAAATTGTAAAAAGAGAGCTTAATAAACCTCGTATCTTAAGTATGTTGGTGTGGCAAACCTATTGGCAACCTATTGCAAAAAAACAATTTCCACAAATTTTACAAGCTAAAACAAGATGTGGAATATATAAAATCACAAATATCATTACTGATGAATGTTATATAGGTCAGTCTAATGATATTTATAGACGATGGTCAGATCATTGTAAGTGCGGTTTAGGTATAGATACACCGCAAGGTAATAAATTATATAAAGCTATTCAAGAATATGGATTGGAAAACTTTACTTTTGAATTAATAGAAGAATGTAGTCAAAAAGATTTAAACGAAAAAGAAAAATATTTTATTGAATTATACCAAGCAGATACTTTTGGTTATAATGGAACGAAAGGAAACTTGAATTAATGGCAGATACAAATAAATTTATGGATAATAAAAAAATTTCAGATGTAACTCTTGATTCTTTAATAACAGAATACTTAAATAATACTTCTGACATCAAAGACTTAGATGGTATATCTGAAAGATATGATACAATTAATAGAACACTGCTCTTAAATGATATAGATGAAGCAAGTAGTGATGCTATTGCACATTTAATTAGAATGTGGAATATGGCAGATAAGGACATTCCAATAGAAGAAAGAACTCCTATTAAACTCTTTATAGATTCTAATGGAGGTAATTTAACTGGAGCTTTAATGATTGCAGATACAATAACTATGTCAAAAACACCTGTTTATACAATTAATATGGGAACTGCTTATTCAGGCGGGCTTCTTGTCTTTATCACTGGTCATAAAAGATATGCTTATCCTTCATCAAGTTTTTTATTCCATGAAGGATCTACAACTCTTGGTGCAATAGATGCAGGTAAATTTAAAAACTATGCTGGATATTATAATAATCTCATTGATAGAATGAAAAATTATATTATAAAGAACACTAAAGTTGATGAAGAGCTTTATAAAGAGAAAAGCCGTGATGATTTTTGGTTCTTTACAGATGAAGCTATTGAGTTAGGTTTTTGTGATGAAGTATTAAAGGAGTTAATTTAATGAAATTTGAAAGAACTGAGGTTTGGGGGTTTGAGCACGCAATTCGCGGCGCCCGCAACCCCATGAATAGTTGGGGTAAATCAGATAGTGAATACAGCGGTAAATATTATAATGATTATAAAATAGGTCCAAATGATTTAGATCTTCTTCAGCGTCTTGTTAAAGCAGGGCCTGAACACCGCAAGTTTATGCGTCAAATTATGGTATCTGTCGATATTACAGCACCTATGTACTTTTGGAGCGAATTTGATACTTACAAAATTGGTACAGTAGCTAATAGCACAAGTAAAATGCATAAGCTTGCTTCAACGCCAATCACAAAAGAATGTTTTGAAATGGATGATTACGAAGGCGGTTTATTAATGTATGAACGTGAGCCTTATGATTTAGATGCTTTTACTGATGATATATGGGATAATATTATTAATTATTGTGAAACATTAAGAAAAGGTTATCTTGAAACAAAAGATAAAAGATATTGGAAAGAATTAATTCGTATCCTTCCAGAGTCATGGTTACAAACACGCACTATAACTATGAATTATGAAAATCTTTATTCTATTGTGCGGCAGCGCGCAGGACATAAGCTCACGGAGTGGAAAAGTTTCGTTGATTGGGTACATACACTTACTTATGCAAATGAATTAATTTTCTTAGATAAATAAGTAATTTGCATTTTTTTAAAAAATTTGTTATAATTATTATAGAAAATATGAAAGAGAGAAAAGTAATTATGACAGATGAAAGAAAAGATATTTTTATTGAAACAGTAGAAAAAATGTTTGAAGCTTATCCAATGAATGTACCACCAGAGGCTATTGATTTCTTTGAAGATTATAAGAAAGGTAAATCTTCTAATAAGAAAGAAATTACATCTAAAGGTATTAATTTGTTAGTTGAACTTAAAAATATAAATGACTGGATTACTGCAAAGGCGCTTGGTGACAGGCTTGAAATTTCAGGTAGGTCAGTATCTGGAACCATGAGAAAGCTTGTCGAAGATGGGTTTGTAGAAAAAAGATGTGGCAATCCTGCATCTTATAGAATTACTGAAAAAGGTATTAATTTTGAAATACCTGAAGTAATAGATGAAGAAGGTTGATTTTAATTAAAATTTTTGTTATAATATTATTATAAGAAAAAAATAAGGAGAAAGAATAATGAGAAAGAATGAAAATACAGAGAATATTGAAGGAAGAATTTATCAGTTTGATTTAGCAGAAAAGATAACAGGTGAAACATCAAAGCATCCGGGAACTCCTTTTATTTCAGGAACACTCGAAGTTGCAGTTAGTGAAGAGATGGACAATATTATTCCAGTTCATTATACATATGTTGCACCGACTTATAATAATGGTAAGGCAAACAATACTTACTCTGCTCTTAAACAGATTATTGCATCAGGAAAGACTGTTATGACAGATGGCTATGATGGAGCAACAGTAGTTAGACTTAATCCATCTTATGCAGTAAATGATTTCTTCCCAGAGGGTCAGGATACTCCAGTATCTCAGCCAAGAAATGAAGGAGGTTTTGTAACAATTACTAATGAAGCTTCTATTCATCCGTTAGGAGACATTGGAAGAAATAAGTTCTCAGTAGACCTTATTATCTTTGAGGTTAATGAGGTAGTTCCTGATGAAGGAGAATCTTATGCAACAATTAAGGGTATTACATTTGACTTTAGAAACGCAGCATTTCCTATTACACTTACCGCAAGAAATAAGGAAGCTGTAAAATATTTTCTTGATCTTGATGCATCAAAGTCAAATCCTGTTTATACGAAAGTATGGGGTAAGATTATCAATACATATATTAAGGAAGAGAGAACAACTGAATCTGCATTCGGTCCAGGTTCAGTAGATATTATAACTCGTAGGAATAGAGAATATCTTATTACTGGTGCAAACCCAATTCCTTATGAGTTTGATACAGATGCAACGATAACTGCGGCAGAGCTTACAAAGGTTCTTCAGGATAGAGAGATTTATCTTGCTGAAGTAAAGAAGTCAAATGATGAATGGAGAGCAAATAAAAATGCTGCTGCATCAAAGCCTGCGGCTTCTGCAACACCAACAATCCCACAGGGAGGAGCTTTCAAGTTTTAAACTTGAAAGCTACTTATAATAATAGGAGGTATTAAAAATGGAAATTGATTTACTTGGACTTCAGCCTCATAAAGTAAGTAGAGACCTCCGAGGATATTCGGTCTTTTTTTATGGGGAGCCGAAATCGGGCAAGACTACAATCGCCTCAAAGTTTCCTAATGCATTACTTTTAGCGTCAAGAAAATAAAAATAAGGAGAATAAATATGTCTGATTTATACACTATTACTCGTGGAAAAGGCGGAGTAATTGCTTGGACTGATGAACAAGTAGCCTACATTATAGATAAATATCTAAACGAACAATATACTTTGAAGCAACTTGGAAAAGAATTTAATTGTGCTTATGGAACAATTAGAAATTTATTAAATAAACACAATATTCAATCAAGGGGAAACAAACAGGGATACCCAAGAAATGAATTTTATTTCAATAAAATTGATACAGAAGAAAAAGCGTATTGGTTAGGTTTTCTATATGCAGATGGTTGTGTTCATGCAAATAATAATGAAGTCTCAATAAATATTACAGATAAAGAACAAGTTGAAAAATTCAAAACAGCTATCGGAGCATTTAACCATAAAATAACTGAAACTCACGACAAAAGATTTGAAAACGCAAAAACTTTATATCAATTTACAATTAAAGATAAACAGCTTCATCAAGATTTAATTAAATGGGGGTGTATTCCTCAAAAAAGCTTAAAAATAAACAAAATTCCAAATATTCCAAGGGATTACATATCTCATTTTATAAGAGGATATTTTGATGGAGATGGAAGTTTACATTATTTACAAGGTACTAATAATTATAGAATTTCTTTTATTGGGACAAAAGAATTTTTAACTGATATTCAAAAAGAACTTCAAACTAATGTAAGCTTACAAGCTAATATTGCTGGTAAAGCGTTTGTCTTGCAAATAGCCGGTAGAAAACAAGTTGAAAGAATATTGAATTATTTATATTATAATTCAAAAGAAAATAATCGTTTAGATAGAAAATATCAGAAATATTTAGACTGCTTAGAATGGGCGCATCGCCATTGAACCTATAAATATAGGGTGTGAATAAGTATTTACTTATTTGCTAACGGGGAATGTCTAATATTGTTAATCCTTGGATATTAGAAGAATCCTGTGCTAAGCTATCTTTTATAAAAGATAGAAAGTCAATCGACTATTCTCATTGAGAAGTAGGTTTAAGGTGCAAATCCTTATTCCGAAGTGGTGGCGGAACATTTAATAAAATGTTCGTGATATAGTCAGTTTATAAATATTATAAATGTCGAAAAAGGTTACAATGCTCTTGCTGGAGTTATGGCACAGCCAATTAATTCATGGGCTGAGTTTGTAAAGGTAACTCGTCAATTAAAGGATGAAAAAGTTAAAGAAAAATTTTCTACAATTATTATAGATACAGCAGATATAGCTTATTCATATTGTGAAAAATATATCTGTTCAAACAATGGAGTTAATTCTATCCCAGACATACCATTTGGAAAAGGATATGCTTTGACAGGAAACGAGTTTGATGAAAAACTGAGAAGTATTGTACAGATGGGATATGGTATTGTACTTATATCTCATGCAACAGACAAGACCTTCAAAGATGAATCTGGAGTAGAATATAATAAAATTGTTCCAACACTTGACAAGAGAGCTAATAATATAGTTGCGCGAATGGCTGATATTATTGGTTATTCAAGGTCGGTAAGTGATGAAGAAGGTAATAATAAAACTGTACTCTTTATGAGAGGAACTCAGAGATATGAGGCGGGTTCCCGCTTTAAGTATACTCCAGACTATATTGAATTTACTTATGATAATCTTGTAAATACAATAGCTGATGCAATAGATAAGCAGGCTAAGGAGGATGGAGATAGTTTATTTACTGACAAACGCGAAACAGCTTATGCAGATACAACTTCTCATTTAGATTTTGATAAATTAATGAAAGAATTTGAGGAAATTATTGACGGTTTTAGTAAAGATGAAAATAAAATGGCATCATATTATGCCCCAAGAGTTACTCAAATAATAGATAGATATTTAGGAAAAGGTAAGAAGGTTGGGGATATGGATAGAGGACAAGTTGAACAGCTTTCTCTTATCATAGACGACCTTAAAGAAATTCCTGAAGCATAAAAATATCTTTACATATTAAGAGAGTATTTAATTTAATTAAATACTCTCTTATTTATTTTTATTAAAAAATTTGTTATAATTATTATAGAAATAAAATAAAGAAAGAAGTTGATGTAATAATGACTATAACAGATTGTGTAAAGAAAATTCAATATGTATTAGTAAATGATTTAGAAATTCCAATAGCATCTGCTATGGCAATTAATGAACAACTAAAATTAATTTTAATGCTTGAAAAGGAGATTATGACAAATGGCTCCTCACATAGTTAAATGTTTATATTGCGGAGAACGATTTGACGCGCTGCCGCAAGAACAAGATATAGTTTGGATGAAGCCTCGAAGTAATAGATATGCTCATGTTAAATGTGCAAAGGAAAAAGAGTCTTCAAAAACACAAGAAGAAAAAGATTTTGAAGATTTATATAATTATGTTAAAACTGAACAAGGTGCTAATTTTAATTTTGTTCAATTTAAAAAAATTATAGAAAGTTGGAAAAAAGAATATAGCTATACTTATAGTGGTATTTTAAAAAGTTTACTTTACTTTTATGAAGTAAAAGGTAATTCAAAAGAAAAATTTAGAAGTGGTTCAATAGGTATTGTACCATTTTGCTATACACAAGCATATAATTATTATTATGAATTATATATGGCATCACAGCGGGCAGCAGGAAGTAGTAATTATAATAACAATATTAGTACGATAATTAATATAGATAGTCCTATTCCAAAAGTAGCTCCGCCAAAATTATTCAATATGGATATGGAGGATTAAAATGAAGAGTAATTATATAGATACTAAATCAATTATTCAGGTAATAGGAAGTATTTATCAAAATCCAAATCTATTAGAAGATGGACAATATAGATTTAATGAAGAGGACTTCCCGCAAGATTTTCATAAAGTTATATTTGAAGCTATATATAATCTTCATGCTCTTGGCGCAAAAAATATAAATATAAATACAATAGAAGATTATCTTGAACAGAGAGATAAAAAAATGGCTATATATAAAACCTATAATGGTGCAGAATGGCTTGAAAAATGTAAAGAGTCTATCTCTGTTGCAACTTTTGATTATTACTACAAGAGAATGAAAAAATTTACATTATTAAGAATGTATGATTCAATAGGAGTAAATGTAAGTTTTATTTATAATCCAAGTAACGTAATTGATATAAAGTTGAAACAAGAGCAAGAAGATTGGCTTGATAATCATTCTCTTGAAGAAATTGCAGATTTAATAAATGATAAAATTGAAGATATAAAACTTAAATTTGCTGAAAATGCTTCTGATGATATTCGTTCTGCTTCAGATAATGCAGATGAATTATTTGAAGAACTACAGCATACACCTAATGTTGGTTATCCAATGTTTGGTAAATATATTAATAAAATATTTAGAGGGGCGCGTTTTGGTTGTGTTTTTCTTCGTTCCGCGCCAACAAACTTTGGTAAATCACGATTAATGATTGCAGATGCTTGTAATTTTGCTTGTGATGAAATATATGATGTAGATAAAAATGAATGGATCAAAAATGGAACTTGTGAGCCTACTATTTATATTACTACAGAGCAATCTCTTGACGAGATTCAAACAATGATGTGGGCTTTTATTTCAGGCGTTCCGGAAGATCATATTCTTGAGAATAAATATGAAGTAGGAGAAATTGATCGAGTTAAACGAGCTAAAGACATAATTAAAAATAGTCCTCTTTATATTAAAGAACTTCCAGACTTTGGACTTCAAGATATTGAAAGTACAATTAAGCTTGGTATTAGAAAGTATGGAATAAGATATATTTGTTTTGATTATATCCATTCAAGTATAAAGATTTTAAGTGAAATAAGCGGAAAAGCAAATGTAAAAGGACTTAGAGAAGATAATATTCTTTTTATGATAAGTGTTAGATTAAAAGATCTTGCAAGGCAGTATGGAGTTTTTATTTTAACTTCTACTCAGCTCAATGCAGATTATGTTGAATCAAAAATCTTCGATCAAAATCTATTAAGAGGCGCAAAAGCAATAGCAGATAAAGTTGATGCTGGTATGATTATGCTTCCAGTTACTAATGAAGATAGAGATGCTTTAAGAGAATTTTGTAATAAGAATGGATTTGAGTTACCTAATCTAAAAATCTCTATATATAAGAATAGACGAGGTAGATATAATCGTATTTTTATGTGGTGTCATACTGAATTAAGTATATGTCGTATGAATCCTACTTTTATAACTTCATGGTTATATGAGCCTATTGAAATAGAAGATTTAATAATAAATGTAAAACCTAAAACAGAAAATTGGAAAAGTGCATTTTAAAGGAGAATAAATATGCTAATAGATACAAAAGAAAAGTATGAAGAAATACCTGATGGAACAAGGTTAAAAGTAGTATTACTTGGTGATGATTGGGGCGAAGACACAGGAGCTTCAATAGATTGTTTAAAATTTAGTGATAAATTATATGACACCTCAAAGACATTCTTTTTATTTAGTGAAAGAAATGATAAAACAGCGATAGAGGACCTTTCATTCTTAATAGTTAAAATGCCAGGTAAAGATTATGAGATTTGATAAAGATGAAATTAAAAATTCTTTAACAATAGAACAAATAGAACAGTTTTTAGCTGAACATGGCGGCGACCCTGTTCGTAGAATCGGGATGCTTGTCTCCCGCACGATTTGCCACAACCCGCCAGAGAGTGATGCATCACATAAATTATATTATTATGAGAATACAAAACTTTTTAAATGTTATACTGAATGTGCGGAAACAACAGGGTTTGATATTTTTGATTTAACTCGAAAAATAATGAAGATCAAAACTAATATAGATTGGTCTTTGCATGATGCTATGATTTATGTTGTAAATTTCTTCTCTCTTGATGTTGTCAATGTTTTTTCAGAACGAACGGAGAAGTTATTAGATTTTGAAATTTTTTCTAAATATGAAAGAAATAAAAGCACCTACGACAAACAAAAAAAAGTCGAATTAAAAATTTTCGATAAAAATATATTAAATAACTTCCCTCATCCGATTATTAAACCTTGGATCGAAGAGGGGATAACAAAAGAAGTAATGGATAATAGAGGGATATGTTTTGACCCAATGTCTTATGGAGTTATTATTCCTCATTTTAATATAGATAATAATTTAATTGGAATAAGAGAAAGAACTTTTATAAAGGAAAATGAAGATAAAGGAAAATATATGCCAGCCATTTTAAATGGAAAGATGTATAATCATCCACTTGGCTTCAATTTATATAATATTAATAATAGCAAAAACAATATTAAAGATATGAAAATTGCTATTATAGGCGAAGGAGAGAAATTTTGTTTAGGATATGCTTCATATTTTGGAATACAAAATGATATAACTGTTGCCGCCTGTGGAAGTAATTTAACTTCATTTCAATTTAATTTATTAAAAAATCTTGGAGTAGAAGAAATTGTTATTGCCTTTGATAAACAGTACAAAGAACAAGGTGATAAAGAATGGAAACAATGGACAAAAAAACTTACTGCCATTAATAATAAATTTGGTAAATATGTTAAAATAAGTTTTATGTTTGATATTAATAATAAATATAATCTTCAATATAAAGCAAGTCCTATTGATGCTGGAAAAGAGACTTTTATAAAAATGTTTCAAGATAGATTCGTAATAACTTGACATTATTAAAAGAATATATTATAATATAAAAAATAAAATGAAAGAGGTAAAAAATATGTTTAGATTAAGTGATGCAAGTGATTCATGGGTGCCTTTTTGTAATAATAATAAAGAAGGTATTACTTATAATAAGACCAATATAGGAACAATTTATAGCGATGTTATAACCACAAATAGTAACTTTTATGATGATGCAATGTTAGATTATCTACTGAAAGATGTCATAAAGGAAAAAGCTGAGGAAGCTACAAAAACACTTAATAAGGAAATAGAAGATAAAGCAAAAAAGAGAATTAATGATTTCTCAAATAATATTAAGAAAGTAGTATTTAATGATCCTGCAACGGTTATAGTCTGGAAAGATGGACATAAAACTGTCGTAAAGTGCGGCCCTGAAGATAAATATGACAAAGAGAAAGGATTTGCAATAGCTCTTATAAAGGAACTTCTTGGAAATATAGGATATTATAATGAAGTTTTTAAGAAGTGGGTGAATTAATTGAAGTATAAACTTATAGAAAGAGATGACTGTCAAAATATCCCAGGACTACCTACCCGCATAGAAATTCTTTTAAATAGAGGCATGAGACGGGATTTAATTAATAAATATATAAATGCGGATGAACAAAGTATAAATTCTCCTTCCGCATTAGGAGAAGAAAAAATAGAAGAAGCTTATAACCTTTTAATGAAACATATTAATAATGATAGTAGAAGTATTATTATTATAGATTGCGACGTTGATGGAAATACTTCTTCTGCATTGTTTTTAAATTATTTCTATAATATATATCCTAATTGGATAAAAAACAAAGTAGATTTTTTCTTTCATAAAGGAAAAGAGCATGGTTTAAATGATTGTTATCAAGATATTATTTCAAAAAAATATCAATTTGTTATATGTCCTGATGCGGGAAGCAATGATACAAATGAATGTGAAATATTAAAAGAAAATAATATTGATGTATTGATTCTTGATCACCATGATTTTGATAAAGAAAATCCTTATGCAATAGTTATAAATAATCAAGAAGGATATAGTAATTATCCAAACAAAGCTTTAAGCGGTGTTGGGGTAGTTTGGCAGTTTTGCAGATATTGTGATTTAAAGATGCAAACTAATTATGCTGATAAGTATATTGACCTTGTTGCAATAGGAAATTGTGGAGATATGATGGATATGCGATCAATAGAGACAGCATATTTGATTCATAAAGGATTAAAAGCAATATCTAATCCTTGTATTTATTACTTAGCACAAAAAAATGCTTTTAAATTAGGAAGTCATATAACTCCTATTGGTGCAGCTTTTTATATAGTCCCTTTACTTAATGCAATTCAAAGAAGTGGCACAATGGAAGAAAAAGAATTGGTATTTTTTAGCTTGCTAAATTACAAAGCCTTTGAAGTAATTCCTTCTAATAAGAGAGGTCATAAACCTGGAGATACTGAGACAATAGTAGAACAAGCTATTAGAACTTGCACAAATGTTAAAAATCGACAAACAAGGATTCAAGATAATAGTTTAGAGTTACTTGAAAAAAAGATACAAGAACAAAATTTATTAAATAATAAAGTTCTTATAATTTTACTTGATGAAAGAGATAATATTCCAAGTGAAGTTAGAGGTTTAATTGCAAATAAATTTATGGCAAAATATCAAAGACCTTGTTGTATTTTAACAAAAGGTGAAGAATATTGCGGTCAAACTTTAGATGGATATAGATATGAAACTTTTTATGCAGGAAGCGCGCGTGGGTGTTCTTTAGCTGGGGTTGATGATTTTAAAAGTATCTGTTTAAATACTGAAGATGTTGAATATGCCGTTGGACATAGTAATGCTTTTGGACTTAAAATATATGAAAAACAGCTTCAAGATTTTATAGATAAAACTAATGATATATTAAAAGATATGTCAGATGAGCCTATATACTATGTTGATTATGAATTTCATGGAAAAGATGTAAATGGCAAAATTATTATTGACATAGCTGATATGCAGGATTATTGGGGCACTGAGTTAGATGAAGCTTTAGTTGCTATAAAAGAATTAAAAATAACTAATGATATGGTTGATATATATAGGAAGAAAAACAATACTATTAAGATTAGTTTACCTAATGGTGTTTCTATAATGAAGTTTGATGCAGATGAAGAATTATGTAATAAACTTACTGTGAATAATACTGGTTATATAGAAATGGATATAGTAGGAAAATGTAATGCGAATGAGTGGTGTGGCAATATCACTCCGCAAATTTTTATAGAAGATTTTAATATCATAGATAGCAATAAATATTATTTTTAAAAATTATGGGCATATTCTCCTACCTATTAGGTAGTGATAATTTTTGGGCGAAGAATAGAGTATAATGGAGTTGGGGTAATTATACATATAGTTTATTGGGGCGGAGACAAACGTAATTTAAAACCAAAATTGGTTTTCGTTTTTTCTGCTCCAATTTTACTTTTTATTGATTTTTATAAAAAAATATATTATAATTATTATATAAATTAATAAGAAAGGTGAATATACATGGGAACGGTTAATACAACTATACATGAATCAGAAGATTTTATTAAAGATATTAGTAATAAACATATTAAAGGATACATGTATGACTCTCTTGTTTATAGATATATGATAGCAAGAGAAAAAATGGCAGATTATGAATGGTTATTAGACAAAAGTAGAGAGAAAACTTTTTATCAGAGTAGCGCACGAAGAGATATAATGAGATTTTGTGAAATATTAGACGAAGCAATAGGAGAGCATGATTAATGGAATTAACAAAGAAGCAAGAAGAAGGACTTAAAATTGCAATAGAAAGATATAGAAACCATGAAAAATGTACTGTAATATCAGGTTTTGCTGGAAGCGGTAAGTCAACTCTTGTTCGTTTTATTATTGAAGCTTTATCTTATTTTGGAATAGATGAAGAAGAAGATGTATGCTATGCTTGTTATACTGGAAAAGCTTGTCAAGTATTACTTAATATGGGAAATAAAAATGTAAGTACATTACATAGATTATTATATGAAAGTATTCCAAAAGCAACAGGAGGTTGGATAAGAAAACCAAAAACTGAGATACCTTATAAAATTATTATCGTAGATGAGGTATCTATGGCTCCAAAGCAAATGATGGATATGCTTTTTAAACATAATGTTCATGTAATTTGTTTAGGAGATCCTTTTCAGCTTCCTCCAATAGATAAAGATGCTGATAATCATCTTCTTGATAATCCACATATATTTTTAGATGAAATTATGCGGCAGGCAGCTGAATCAGAGATTATACAATTAGCTACAAAGATAAGAAATTTTGAATCTTTTTCAGCAAATATGTTCCAAAATAAAGAAGTTATGATATTACCTCAAAAAGATTTAACGATGAATGTTTTAATGTGGGGCGATCAGGTTTTAGTAGCAACGAACGCGACTCGTATTAAATTTAATCAAGCTATGAGACAAGAATTAGGAAGAGGTAATAAACCTGAAGATGGTGACAAAGTAATTTGTTTAAGAAATTATTGGGAAGTTTTTTCTGATAAAGACAATCCTTTAGTTAATGGCACCATAGGTTATCTTAAAGATAGTTATGAAACTTTTTTTAATTTACCTTATTGGTCAAGTATAAGAGATATATCTATTATAAATGCTAATTTTATTAATGAAGTAAATGAAGATTTTGGTCATTTAAATATGGATAAAAAGCTTATTCTTGAAGGAGAAAAAAGTTTGTCTTGGAAAATTGAGTATAGACTTAATAGAGATATTAGAACACAATCTTTAGTCCCGCTTGAATTTACATACGGATACGCTATTACAGGACATAAGTCGCAAGGCAGTTCTTGGTCTAATGTAGTTGTTTATGAAGAAGGCTTTCCTTTTGCTAAAGAAGAGCACGCCAGATGGCTCTACACAACTGTGACTCGTGCGAGTGATAAAGTTGTTTTATTAAGGTAGGTGATTATATGACTCCAATAGTATATGAAAATATAGAACAATTAACATATAGTGAATTATTAAATGCAATTAGTAATATTAAGAAAAGATTATATGAACAAGGTATTAATATTGATAAGGCAGATTTTCAATATTACATAGCTTTAGCCAAAGAAATAGATAAAAGACAAAAAGATTGACATTTTACATAAAATTTGTTATAATTATAATATAAGAAAGTGCAAAATGATATTCAAAGATACAAAGAATAGGAGAATGTTGATGAATAGATTTAGCGTGCATAATCATACTGATGCATCTAACTTTCGTTTAGTTGATAGCATTAACCAACTTCATAATTTAATTAAAAGAGGATATGAGATTGGACTTGCGGGATTGGCTGTTACAGATCATGAAACGATAGCCCAGTCTATTCGTATTTGTAAATTACAAGATGAATATAAAGATTTTAAAATTGCAATAGGTAATGAGATTTATTTATGTGATGAAAGGAATAAAAATCAAAAATATCCTCATTTTATATTAATAGCAAAAGATAAAGAAGGACATGAACAGTTAAGAAAATTAAGTTCTTATGCTTGGATGAACTCTTACTATGATAGAGGACTAGAAAGAGTGCCAACTCTTAAAAGTGAACTTTATAATGAAGTTAATAAGAATCCAGGTCATTTAATAGCAACCACTGCTTGTATAGGAAGTGAATTAGGTATAAATCTTTTATCTATGTTTGATGCAAGGAAAGTAGGTAATGTAGAGCAAGAAAGTATTGCATATAACAATATTATTAATTATCTTAACTTTAATATAGATTTATTTGGTGATGATTTTTATTTAGAGATTGCGCCCGCCGCAAGTAAAGAACAAATAGAAGTAAATAAAAAAATTGTTGAAATAGCAAATCTTTTTAATAGAAAAATAGTAATAGGAGATGATTCTCATTTCTTAAAGAGAGAAGATAGATATGTTCATAAGTCATATCTTAATTCAAGTGAAGGAGATAGAGAAGTAGATGCTTTTTATCAGTATGCTTATCTTCATTCAGAAGAAGACTGTATAAAAGATTTGACTCCAAGTTTTGGTGAATTTACACAGCCATTTTATGAAAAATGTTGTGAAACAAGTATGGAAATATTTAATAAGATTGAGGTCTATGATTTACGTCATGCACAGACAATTCCCTCAGTTGATGTACCAGAGTATCCTAGGGAAGAATTTTATATGTCAAGTGGTTATCCTATATTAGCTGAAATGAAAAAGTCAGAAGATAAGTACGATAGATATTGGGTTAATCAATGTCTTGATAAATTAAAAGAATTAGACAAGCTTAATGACACATATTTATCTGAACTTGAGCATGAAGCAAAAGTAAAGAAAATAATAGGAGAAAAACTTGGTACAAACATTTTTAAATATCCTATTACACTTCAGCATTATATTGATATGATGTGGGATTGTGGAAGTTTAGTTGGTGCGGGAAGAGGTTCTTCATGTGCAGGATTAAACCATTATCTTCTTGGTATTACGCAGCTTGATCCGATTAAATGGAAATTGCCTTTCTTTAGATACTTAAACGAAGATCGTATAGAGCTTCCTGATGTTGATCTAGATCTTTGTCCAAGCAAGCGCCCGCTTATTATGAAGAAAATTAAACAGGAACGTGGTGCGAAATTTAATAAAGATATAGATGATTTATCAAGACAGAATTTAGGAGCAACACATATTGTAACTTTTGGTACAGAGACCGCAAAATCAGCAATTCAAACTGCTTGTAGAGGATATAGAAGTCAGGATTATCCAGATGGAATAGATTCAGATGTAGGAACTTATTTGGCAAGTTTAGTTCCAGTAGAAAGAGGATTTAATTGGTCTATTGAAGATATGGTAAATGGAAATAGAGATAAAGGTCGCCAGCCTGTTGCACTTTTTAATCAGGAAATTAGTAAGTATCCTGGACTTCTTGATATTATAACAGGAATTGAAGGACTTATAAAGTCAAGAGGTATTCATGCTTCAGGAGTAATTTTATTTGACGAAAATCCTTATGAATTTGGGTGTTTTATGAAGGCTCCTAACGGAGAGGTCGTTACTCAGTATGATCTTCATGACTGTGAAGCAGCGGGATTGACAAAATATGATTTTCTTTTGACTTCAGTCCAAGATATGTTAGCTCAAGCAATTAAATTTCTTCAAGAGGATGGAGAAATTGAAAATGATTTAACTTTAAGAGAAGTTTATGATAAATATTTTCATCCAGAGGTTATGGATATTAATGATCCAAAGGTATGGAAAAATATAGACGAGAATAAAATATTAGCTTGTTTTCAGTTTGATAGTGATATTGGAAGTCAAGGAATTAAGAAAATTCAACCAAAAGACATTACAGAATTAAGTAATACAAATGGTTTGATTAGACTTATGGCGCCTGACGGAGAAGAAAATCCAATGGATAAATATGTTCGTTTTAAAGCTAATCCAGGGCAGTGGGAACTTGAAATGGAGCATTATGGATTAACTTTAGATGAGCAACTTGCTTTTAGAAAATATCTTAATGTATCTTATGGAATTGGTATTTCACAAGAGCAATTAATGAAAACTCTCATGGATCCAAACATTTGTAATTTTAGTCTTGCAGATGCAAATACCGCAAGAAAAATCATTGGTAAAAAGCAAATGTCAAAGATACCTGAGTTAAGAGAAAAGATTGCGGCAAGTGCAAAAAATAGTTCGGTTGCACGTTATGAATGGGATGCGGTTGCCCGCCCGCAGCTTGGATATTCATTCTCTGATATACATGCCCTGGCATATTCATTTATTGGATACCAGACCGCATATATTGCCACAAAGTGGAATCCTATTTATTGGGATACAGCGGTATTAGTTGTAAATAGTGGAAGTCTTGAATCAAGTAATGATATAGATGATGAAGATATAGAAGCCAAAGAGAAAAATTCTGATTATACAAAAATAGCTAAGGCTTTAGGTGAAATTATATCTCGTCATATAAATGTATCATTAATAGATATAAATAAGTCAGATTTTGGTTTCAAATCTGATGTTAAAAATAATCAAATATTGTATGGGTTAAAAGCTTTAAGTGGAGTCAATACAGAGGTTATTAACGAAATAAAAAGAAACAGACCTTATAAAAATATAAAAGATTTTATGAATAAGGTTAAGGTAAAGAAACCAGCAATGATTGCTTTAATTAAAGGTGGGGCTTTTGATAATTGTGGAGGAGAACTTTTTAGACTTAATGACGATGAAAAAGATAGAATTAGATATGCAAATATGATATATTATCTTATTCAAACATCAGAACCAAAAAAGAAATTAAACCTTGCAAATTTAAGTGGATTAATAAGTAAAGGTATTATACCTGATGACCTTAAATTTGAAAAAACATTATATTTATTAACAAAACATCTTAATCAATATAAATGGATTGATCCATCAACCCGTATTGAATATTATGTATTAGCACCAAAAAATATATATGATTTTTATATAAGTAGAAGTATAGATGATCCAATTTTTAATCAAGATTATATAGAAGTTGTAAATGGAACTCCAATTATTCAAAAAGATATTTGGAAAAAAGAAATTTATGATATATATATGAATAAAGTTAGACAGTGGCTTATAGATAATCAAGAAGAAACTTTAAAAACTTATAATACAGCTTTGTTTGAAGAACAGTGGAGTAAATATATTAAAAAAACTAATCTTTCAAACTGGGAAATGGACGCATTATGTTTTTATTATCACGACCATGAATTAAAGAATCTTGATAAAGCAAAATATGGTATTGAAAACTTCTTTGACTATAAGGAAACTCCTATTGTAGAAAGATATTGGAAAAGAGGTAAAAATGAAATTCCTATCTTTAAGTTATTTAGAATTGCAGGAACAGTAATTAGTAAAAATGATACTCGTCATAGTATTTCTTTATTAACAACTGAAGGTGTTGTACCTGTTAAGTTCACAAGAGATATGTACGCTATGTACAAGAGACAGTTAAGTGAAGTACAATCTGATGGAACTAAAAAAGTAACTGAAAAAGGTTGGTTTACTCGTGGAACTATGTTAATTATAAATGGTTTTAGGCGAGATGACCAATTTTTTGCAAAACGTTATAGTAATACAAATGGTCATACTATATATAAAATTAATGAGATTAATCAAGATGGCTCAATTATTATTGAAAATGAAAGAGGAAAATGATAAGTTCGTGGTCATTTTATTTAAATTTTATTTACCTCTTTTTAATATATAATAGAAATAAAAGAAAAGAGGTAAATAAAATGTGGATTATTTATAAACATACTAATAAAATAAATGGAAAAAGTTATATTGGACAAACCTGTCAATCTCCTGAAGAAAGATGGAGAGATGGAGAAGGATATAAACATAGTCCAAAATTTTATCATGCTATACAAAAATATGGATGGGATAACTTTGAACATTCTATATTAATAAGTAATATTCAAACACGAGAATTAGCTGATGAAAAAGAAAGAGAATTAATTAAGTATTATGATACTATTAATAATGGATATAATATACATCAAGGTGGAACTGGTTTTACTTCTGAAGAAGCTAAAAAATATAACCAAAAAAATTGGGAAAACGGAACTTTTAATAAAATCTGGTGTAAAAAAGTTATTTGTGTAAATACACAAAAAATATATGATTCTCTCAAACAAGCGAGTGAAGAAACTGGAGTTCATAAAGATGGTATTAGTAATTGCTGTAGACATATAACAAAGTCTGCTGGAGCAGATAAAGATGGAAATAGACTGGTTTGGGAATTTTATGAAGAAGGTAAAATTTATAAATATAAAAAACCTTTGCATAAAAGAAGTAAAAAAGTAATTTGTTTAACTACAAATGAAATTTTTGATACTATACAAGAAGCAAGTAATAAATATAATGTTTGTCATTCTTGTATTTCAAATTGTTGTACAGGGAAGAGAAAAACTGCTGGGCAACTAGAAGATGGAACTAGATTACAATGGAAATATTATGATGAATATGGAAATATAAAGATTGAAAATGAAAGAGGTAACAAAGATGTTTAACATAGTTGCTTTCATAGGCCCGAGCGGTTGCGGGAAGGACTACATCATAAAAAAGCTTTGCGATGATGTAAGATTTAATAGGGTAGTATCTGATACTACCCGCCCGCCGCGAATGGGTGAAAAAGATGAAATAGATTATAATTTTATAACAGTTGCAGAATTTGCAAAAGATGTATTAAATGGAGATATGTTGGATGCAGTTAATTTTAAAGATTGGTATTATGGAACTAATATAAAATCTTTAAAGGAAGATAAAATTAATCTAATTGCTATTGATCCAGAAAGATTAAAACTTCTACAAGAAAATAAAGAAGTTAGTGTATTAGTTTATTATATAAAAACAGATGATAAACAAAGATTAATACATTGTTTAAGTAGAGAGAATTATCCTGATTGTAAAGAAGTATGTAGACGCTTTTTAGCAGATAAAGATATGTTTATGAACATAGAAAATGAAGTCGAAATATATCGTACTTTTAATAATAACTATACTGGTTATGATATAGTAAGAGAAGTTGAACGCAGCCTTCAGGACGATTTTATTGAATTTTAATGTAACTTTTTTCATATATATAGTATTCCTAAAATATTTATAAATAATTGGAGGCACAAGATATGGAAAAAATAATTAAAAGAGATGGTAGACAAGTTAATTTTAATAAAAATAAAATTGAGGAGGCTATCATTAAAGCTTTTGTTTCTGTTGATGGAGACGTATCTGATTACGCAATACAAAAAGCTGAAAAAATTGCAGACTTTATTGAAGAAGCTGCAATAGAAACTGAAGAACCATATACAGTTGAAGAAATTCAAGATATGGTTGAGAAAGGACTTATGGCTACAAAAAGAAAAGATGTAGCTAAAGCTTATGTTTTATATAGAGAACAACGTAATAGAGAACGTAACTTAAATAGTGAAATTACACAACAGATGAAACGCAAATTATTAGGAGAGGTTATTGATAACCAAAACGCAAATGTTGATGAGCATAGTTTTGGCGGGCGCAAGGGTGAAGCAGATTCTGTTATTATGAAAAATTTTGCTTTAGACTATTGTATGAGCAAGAAGTCTAAAGAAAATCATTTAAACAATGAAATTTATATTCATAAGTTAAATTGTGCCTAATATTGGTAACAATATTAGTGTACTATGTGAACTCAAGCAAAAGGGGTGTCAGATTTAATCTGGCTATCGGTTCAGAAGATAGTAATATCAATATGAGTAAGAGAGCCTAAGTCCTTCTAGGATAAGGTAATACCGAGCCAAGTCTATTTTTAAAATGAATGTTTTCTACCTAGAAAGGAGAAAACATGGAAAAAGAATTTTATGTTTATAGATGGTATTATAAAGATACTAATGAAACTTTTCATATTGGAAAAGGCAAGGGACAAAGATATAAAGAAAAAGTACAAAGTAGAAATGATTTTTTTAAAAGCATAGTTAATAAAGAAAAAGAAAATGTTACTTCTGAAATTCTTGTTGATAATTTAACTGAACAAGAAGCATGGGATTTAGAAAAGAAACTTATTGCTGAATATAAAGCAAAAGGAGAATGCAAAACAAACTTTCATGAAGGCGGCTGCGGAGGAAATACTGGAAAATATGATGATCCAGAGAGAAGTCGTAAAATAAGTGAAGCTGCTAAAAAAAGAGTTGGTAAATTAAATCCTATGTATGGCAAACACCACACAGAAGAAACTAAACAAAAAATAAGAGAAAAAAATTTAGGTAAAAAATTAACTCCTGAACACATTGAAAAATTAAAAGAAGCTAATCACGGAAGGCAAAAAACTGAAGCTGAATTAGAAAGAATAAAAAACTTAAATTTAGGAAAACCAATGCCTAAAGAAGTTAAAGAAAAAATGATGAATAGTCTTTGTCCATATGAATATCAAATTTATTTAAACAATGAATTACAATATACTTGTTTAGGACATACTGAATTGTGGTCTTATTGTAAAGAAAAATTTAGTATTTCAAGAACTATTATAGATAAAATAATAGCAAAAACTTGGAAACCTACTTATAATAAACATAAATGGTTAGAAACATTAGAAATTTTAAAAATAGAAAGGTGTATCGACTAGGGGTGATGAGTGTAGCCCCGTAGAGTAGAGATTAGCACTACTCGAAGTGCATAGCATCCTATTATATAGGATGAAGAGATAGTCAGTTCTTATAGAAATATAAGAGTAAACGGATTTAGATTCATATGCGGTTGGTATGCATAATTGCCTATCAATACCTTTTGATGATTTACTTGCAAATGGATTTAATACAAGACAAACTGATGTTCGTCCTGCAAATAGTATTAATACAGCTTTTCAATTAG